TCTTTTCTTTACTCCCCATTGGAAGTATCGAGCGTAGTACGCATCGGGTTTGATTCTGAAAAACTCATTTTTATCTACATTCAAAGTTTCTTTTACGAAGTCGTCGAATGAATCGTTTAGTTCCTCACAGAGTATTTCGGCAAACTTCTCTACGTCGCTGCGTAGAACGGGTCTCACCTTTCTGAGTTCAGCCAGATTTTTGATTGCACATTTACAAGAATCTGTATCTTGATATAGAACATCGAAGTGAACCTCGATACCTTCCCAATCTAATACTCTCTCTTGGATGTAATGTTTATTCCAATCATTATGCATTCTAGCAACTTCGGTAATATCAGAACCGATTTCTGGGTCGGCTAGTCTGAAAGGTCGTCTCTTTGTCTTCTCCGTTTTACCACTTCCTAATACACCATACCATGAGTTCATATTTTCCTTCATAACTCTCTGGCGACGGTCAAGTGATTGATACTCTTCACTACCATACTCAACGTACTTCATTGCACCTCTTGTTTCTTCTCTAGTTTGAGCCAGTGTTCTGAGAACCCTCGGCATGATACCTTCTGTATCTCTTCGATAGTATCTACCACTAGGGGTTATTGTAACTGGGAATGGAAACCCATCGGGATAATCTTCTTTGTTTACTTTGGTGTCCGGTGAGAAGTTGCCAGTAATCATAGCCGATGGATATTCCATCGAGTTGTCGACTTCAAACGCACATTCGTAAACTCCAGTTGGTGCATCCATAACGAACCCACCTGCTTCGATACCCCCTTCTATCTTAGAGGCGGTCAGAGATGCACTAGGCATGACTATATTCTCATCCATCAATAGATGACCCATCATATCTTCTACGAGCAACATATTACTATGGCTATGTTGAAGTGTTGAGTTGTGATAAGCAGTCTTGGTAATATAGAAAGGAAGTAGATTCAATTCAGACATACATCTTGCTGCACATACATTATCCCATGCGTTGTAAACACATAACATAACTGGGTCTTTCACCATAAGGTCAGTGATTCTAGTTCTAGGCACTTTACCGTACCCTAGAGTCTCCCCTGCCATCCAAGATAGACTAGCCGCTCCAGTAGTAGCCGCCGCACCTTGCACTTGTTCAGCGTAGGCAATCTTCGTATCAAAGAATGGCATGTATTTGATGTATTTCATATTTGGAAAAGTGTGTTCTACCGAAGGAGTTTTCGAGCGATTATTTTTCTCATTCATCACACGGCATCTATTGATAACGTAAGGATGGTCGTAGCCAATTATGTTCTGTCCGGCAAGTGCGTCTGGGTCATAATGCTTGATTCGATTATTGAACCACCAAAGTAAAGCCGCTTCTCTTTCATCTTCATCTTCTTGGTCGAAACATTTGACAACTATCTTATCGGGGTCAAGTGGTGGGATTGGATTCGTATGTTCGACAACTGATTCAAGGGCTTCTTGAGATGCAAGAAACTTCTTCACCATTCGAGTTGAACATGGAACAGTTGTTCCTATCTCATGTATGTCCGTAGCCTCATCATAAATAGCGATAGAAACTATTCTTTCTGGAGCGTTTTCCATATCTAAAGAATCGGCTGTTTCAATATCGTAGTATAGTAAGTCGATAGTAAAGTCATCAACTTCTTTATCAGATGGTTTAATCTTGTCATGAGAACAAACATAAGACCCATCCTCTGCCTTTGTCATAGAACCGAGTGGAACTCTAACAACTGCTGTCCATCCGTAAATCCATCTAACAAGTGAACCCCACTTCGCATCTGCACAATAGTGAGGGAAGAAATGGTCTCTTACTTCTCGAATCTCGGATGGTTTCTGGACCTGTACTTCCCAGAGTTGTTTTCCTTCTATGCTACGCTTATCCGTAGCAAGTATTTCCAAAGGCGTTTTAACAAGTTCAGAATCGTAGTCTGAAACTTCAGTCCAAAACTTAGGTTGGCAATCAATTATTTTGATGATTATTGTTTCACCTTCGAGATTCTTCGCACGAATCTCCGTCCACCATTTAGTCGGCTTCTCTATTGCTCTCACCGAGACGATGAGTAAGTCATTCCAAATCATTCTTCTTCATCCAGTTTACGTAAGATTTGCGCTGATAGATAAATAACAAGGTCGAGGATTTCTTCTAGTCCCATTTCAGTCCATGAGTTCTTTTTAGTTCCGTACTGTTTGGTATCATCATCTATTCTCATACCATGACCGTATCTCTCTTGGCCTACTTTCATTCTCTCTTTTATTATCTCAAGTATTCTTTGATTGTCGTCCTCAAACTCTGCGGTCATAATACACACCAGTATTCCCATCTTTATAACATGTTATCTATTATATTCTTCAATAAAGTCTTGAAGCCATTGGTAAATGTATTGTTTCACCCACCAAAGAGAGGGCATTACTATAATAAAACCCAACAATACTGTACCCAAGAATTGCTCAATGCTCAAAGTCTATCACTGTCCTATCTCCACGACAAATGATATGGTCTCCATCAGATTCTACAACGGCGATTCCACCGTATGCGTCATCATCAACTGCTGCAATTAAAGTACCAATTCTAATTACATCATCGGGATAATTAAACAGTGTTACTTTTACCTTGTTGCCTATCATACTTCTCATCCAAACTGCCATATACTCACATCGTTAAATTACGCACAAAACACTTCAACGCTAGTGCGGGGTCTTGACTTACAGAGACATGGTGTAAAGCAGTTCCGATTTGTGTCAGAATCTTATGACGCAGTTTGTCTGGCATTTTCTCTTCTATCGTGGTGAGTTTGTATATTGAATGAAGAATATCTGAGGGCATCATTCCTTGTGATATTAGATTGTCAATGTCTTTGTCTATCTTTCTATAAGCATCGAGTGTTTTCGCTTTGGCAATCGAAGTAAGAATCTTCTTTGCTTCTTTTGGTTTTATTGTTTGAACAATATCTTCAACATCTTCGATTACGATTTCTCCGGGGACGAGACAAATTATCTGGAGTAAGTTAACGCACGTCCTTAGTGAACCGTTGCTCGATTGTATCGTACGCTGAAGTGCCTCTTCGGTAAACTCACATTTTGTTTTCTTCGCATATGATAAAATGAAGTTGCTCATTGTTTCATCATCAATTGGTTTGAACCGAGATGTTGAGAATGCACATCTATCTTGAATAGGTTGTATTATCTTATGAGGGTAATTACATGAGATAATGAATATTGTTTTGGAATACTTTTCCATTATTCTACGTAGAGCCGCTTGAGCATCGGGAGTGAGATTATCAGCCTCATCAAGAAAGACCACATTGAATGGAATTGGTTTTTCTTCTCCATCAACAGTGTAACTGCCGATTACGCCTCGGCTCGCAAACTCTTTGACTTTCGTTCTGATAACGGAGATGCTTCGCTCATCACTAGCGTTCAGTTCTAACCAGTTCTCCTTCCAACTTTCACCAAACGCTGTTCGCATTAATGCAATAGCAGTCGAAGTTTTACCGACACCCGCTGGACCTGCGAACATCATATGAGGCCAATTGAAATTATTCGATTCAACCATTTGGTTGAGTCTCTTTACTATGTGGTCTTGACCTAGGACATCGTTCAGAATGTTTGGTCTTATTTCATCCGAAATAGGCATGGAAACTTAGAGGGGAAACCCACCTTAATAAAAGGTGAAATATTATCTCCAGTCTCTTGACCCACCATTGGTATTATATTCTGGTTTGTCAATTAAGTCTTGATGTAATTCAACTAGACCCCAAGTTATTGTTGAATGACCCTTCAATGTTTGTTGCCTGTCGTTAATGTGCATGAACCGCTCGTCTCTACGTAGTAGATTAGATAGTTGATTTGTAGTTGGAAACAACCTCGGTCTTGTACCCGCTTTTGTTCGGACACCTTCTGTAATTTTCATTGCAGTTGATGGACCATGTTGTTCCAAGTAGTCATACACTCTTTGTATGTTAACTCGATGTTTTCTATTTCGTGGTTTTGGTTTTTGATTCTCTGTCATAATAATCCCTTTCTTTTTCGCTCTGCTTTTTTCCACGCTAAATAACACTTACCACAACGGTTGTCCATTCGGCCAGACTTTACGTCGACCGAATTGGTGTTGTACGTGTTTATTATTTTGCGGCAGTCTTGACAAGTGAGGTGTCTCATTGACCCTCTGCGTCGCTTAGTTGACTTTGAATGTGTTGGGAGATAACGTGCGTAAACTCTTCTACTTCGATAGCACCTACCGAATAGTCTAGTACAACGTCTGTTTCTTCTTCACCCATTAATGGCGTTGGTTTGAAAACAATTATGTCTGTTTCATTCGTGTTCGCCATTAACCATTCAACCATAGACTTGGAAGTCCAATAGGTTACACCGTCTGCGTTTATTTCTTCTATTTCGTTTGTCATAGTATCGACACCGCCCTAAGCGAACGGGTCTCTCTTGATTTCAGCCATACGTGCTTCTCTTTCTGCACGACGGGAGTTTCTCAAGTCAGTTGCTTCTTTTCTTACAAGATACTTTTCCCACGCTTGCTTGCCCCAGTCGACCGAGTTTTCAACAATGATGTCAATGAGTGGGTCGGAAGGGTTGTCGATGAATATACGCCAGTCGAAGCCTCGGTGTGTATATTTCACGTCGTCCACGTAGTTACCTGCGTCTTTTACTATGTCCTTTATTTCTTGGAACACCACGTCTTTCACCCATATGCTTGCAGGTGTACCTAGCCCGCCATAAATGGCTGCGACGTTTTGGTGGCTTTCTTCGTTCATGCGTATTGCCATGTATTTGACTGCTCCCGCACTTCTTTCAAGTGTGGTGCAACCGTTGGCTCTGAAAGCCTCGGCAATGTGTTGTTGTGTTTTCTCTTTTAGGGAAGCGTCTGTTTCGCTCATGTTAACTCGGTGATTCCCCACCTATATGAAATGTATAGTCTTGCGACCAATTGCCATTATTGTGTTCAATGCAACATTTTCTGCACGCAGACATGCTAGAAGGCCGTTTTTTACGCCTTATAGTTCGATTACAGTTCTTACAAGTCAGAATGTATTCTCCATCGGATTCATTCAGAGATGATGAGAAAAAAATTGTTTCTTCTTTGTAAATATCAAAGTATTTCCATTCCTTCTCACACTTCTCGAATACTTCATCATGTGCGTGCTCTGGACCGACTACCCAGTGGACAAGTTCGTGGTGAATGAGACCCTTCAATAGAATAGGGTTGTCCCATTCGAAAGCACGTGGATGTAAATGAATAGTTGACCGACCGCCGTAAGGTGGTGTTTCAATTCGTGCTTGAATAACTTGATTGTCAGCGTCGAGATAAACCCAATCAAACTCCATAGGATTGACAGGCGTTCGCCAGTCCCGTTCATTCACTATCTGATAAAAGAGTGAATGAACACTATCCATGTCTTTATTGTTTAATCTGCCGTGATACATATTTTGTCTTTCCTTCTGAAAACCTTGAACGCAAGATTCGGGTTCATTATAATCAGAGATTGAATCAACATCCCTACTTCCTTCGGGCTTCCCGTTACGTCCATCTCCCATATCTTATCTCCGTCCATGTCCTATGTCAGACAAGATAGGGTTTTTGACCGCACCTATTTAGAGTGCTGTAAATGATATTATTTCACAACGAATGGATAACGTCTACCCGCCCTACGTTCAGTCTTGACATTTGTCAAGTTTTTCTTTATGTTTTTTGGATGTTTCATGTGGTTCACCCTCATGTAGTCTAGCATGACTCTAAGTTCGTGCTTCGCTTCTGTCTTCGATGGCGACCAAGGTTCGTTGGTCGGAGATTCACCTCGAACCTTTTTCCATTCGTCGAAAGCCATACCCATGTCAAACATTGGAACATTACTACGATGGTAAGCGTGTTTGATTTGATAATGATGAAGATTCTCCCACGCCCATTCTAACCAGTATTCTAATTGTATTTGTCTTGCTCTCGCCCATGCTTCTTTTGATTTACCACTAGCACGTTCCGAAAAACTGTATTCAGATTTCACTTCGTCTATATGCAACCAATATGGTGTCTTATTGTCTGGGTATTCCATTTTCATTCCAGCGTCAAACTTAGATTTGTAATAACGGCGGTATGCTACTACTGCGTCTTCGTCCTTGTATTCGTCCGGCATTGCTTGAGCGAATGGTGTAATTTGTCTTGGGTTGTCTAAGTCTTGTGGAATGTAATGAGATAATGCAGCACATTGTTCTATTACTGTATGACATGCATGTACTTTACCATACCTGCGTGTAAACTCTTTAGATAACTCATAGCCTAGACTACATAGCCAGAGATAGTTTGCTCGATTCTCTCTCGCCCATATAGTACAGGGATGGTTCGGATGTGAGCGTCGGTATGCTTTGCCGGACTTTGCTTTAGGCAGAGTCTTCTCAATGAAGTGCGTGTGGAAGCCAGAGTCTTCCATACATACTCGCACTGCTGTGCATAGCATTTGGGCGGTCTCCAATGTCATTTTACTTACGTGGACATTGGCGTGGTATTTGGCGTTCTTCTTGTGGTCTGTGTCTAGGACAAATATGTTCATGCGACTTCTCCGAGGAAGGCATCGAATATATATCTTTTCATGCCTATAACTGGCAAAATTAATTCCGATGGTATATTTAGTAATTCTGGTACTGATTTTTTGATTAAAGCCTATAACTCTGATATATAGTATTCTAAAACCTAAAGTGTTATCATCCTATGTGGCGAAAAAGCCCCTCGAATTAATTTGAATTAATTTAGGGGAAAAACGATACACTACGAGCCTACTTAGATAAAAAATAAATTAATTCGACTGGAGAGAGACCCCCTTGAGCACACACACACCTTACCCCTGTTGTGTGTGTGTCCCCCCATAACCTTTCAAATTAATTTAATTAATTTTAATTTTAATTAATTATAATAGTATATAGTATAGAAAATAGGGTAGGGGTGGGGGGCATGGGTACGCTGCCAATCGCACCTTCCTTACTTCACATTTACTAGATGGGCGGCGAGGTTCTTACGACTCCTATCTAAGTCGTTCTAGTCGACTATCAAAGATGGAACTACCTACGCTCTAGTGAACACCCCCCACGATTTAGTGGGGTGAATGTGGGTTGCGACATGAGCCTAATGTATGCCTACATTCTCTCACGCTTCTGGACCAGTCTCTCATAACACACCCCCTTACCTTATACTCGGCCTCAGAGATGTGATGAGCGTCTTAGGGGGATTTCTCCCTCAACCATAGAACTCTCCCTCAACATTCGCGGGCTTTACATGACTGTTCTTGCCAAGACCCTGTTGAGACGCACGACTACCGCAATACACTGACGCATTCGTGGTTCTCCACATTCATTCCCGCTAGTCCACATGTATTACCATGTTCTAGCCACCGAGTCCGACTCGGCTGTTTGATGGGACAGGGTGTCCCCTTATCAATGTTTCTATAGTTGACTTTTCTTGTAAGAAAAGAAGTATATAGTGCTCATAAGAAAAATTGACTCATAGCGAGCGAAACCAGTATGCGGTGCATTTCAGAATTGAAAATGGCTGTCATCAATTATAGGGGTAGGGTATAGGGGGAGTAGTAGAGGGAGTAGTTGCCTATATTTCTATATTTAGAGGCTCATACAGGCCGTTGTTTCTATAACTAGACTCCGAACCATTGGCTAAAGAAAAGAGCCTCTCAGATTGGCTCTATTCATACAAGAATCGGAAGAAGGTTTTCACCTTCTCCCTTTTTTGTATGCTCTTGTATTTCTTGCTTTGGCTGCCTCAGTTCCTCGCGCCCATTTTACTTTTGAAAGTCCGCCTTGATGAGATGCACCGATTCTTTGAACCCATGCTTTATTCATTGGTTGGGTTGACCTTCTCAAGTATGCGGTCTTGACTTGACCTTGAACTATGATTAAAACTACCATGTCTCCATTCGATTCATAACCAGTGTTGTCAGTCATTCGGCGTTGGCTTAGGTCTAGTGCTACGACAGCAACGGCTCTATGACCGGCGTTATATGCGTTATTCCATTCGCGTTGGCTAACTGCAATAGCCTGTTTTAACTCGCCTTCAACCAGTCTGATTGAGGCTCTATCTAGTGCGTGCTTTGTTCCGGTTAGGGTTGGTGCTTGGGTTGTCATCAGTCTAGCGGAGAAGATACCCCTATATAACAACTAGGTAATATTAATCACAACTATATGTTGTATAATTCTCAACAGAGACCTTCTTTCCACCATGACGGAAAGCCTTCATTCAAGTCGCATTCCTTGAGCAATTCAAACTCTTCGGACATGATTAAAACTTGAACCTTCATTCTAAGCACCACCGTTAAGACGTGCCATGATGACTTGAATATTACATGAGTCACAACATTCACCTTCATTCAAAGGTTGAGCGTTATTCGGGTAAGCAAAGAATGAATGCTCACATATTGAACATGTGAATTGCTTCATTCTTCACTACCCCCCTTTAATGCTTCATTCAATGCGTCCGTGAAACTTTCTTCAAGTTTGAAGTCTGATAGTGATACGTATTCGTCAACAGCATAACTGTCAAGAAACGAGAAGGCTTCTTTTTGAATAGCGGATTGTATAGCGTCGGTAAATTGTTCGGCTAGGTCTTCGATGTCACTACTATATTTTAACTTCTCATGAGTTGGAAAGTCTAACTTGATTTTGACGTTAAAGTCTAATTCTCCTTTGAGTACGGTTTCATTCTTGCGGGCTTCGTATTTTGTTTTTATTTCTTCTTCAATGTATGTCATTTTTTCACTTCCTTAATTGCATATGTGTTCTATTAGTTCGGTCTTTGTTTCATGCTTGCTATTACAGCAAAAACAGGAATATTCTCGGCTTCTCATAATTAATCTCATTAGGCTCATTTCGGTTATCTCCAGTCTACCGGAGCATGCATTAGTATATCAATAGTTCTATACTTCAAACTCTCTATAATGAGTAAATTATACAGTTGAGATGGAAGGGGGAAAATCCCCCAACCTTCTCAATAGTTTCCGTCTATGACCGTTATACAGCCGTCATGTTGACCGTCTAAGCAGTCACAACTTAATACAACTATTTGTGGCGTTCTCTGTTCAATTTCTATTTTTAGGCTTTCAATCAATTTCTGCATTTTTTCTCTCTCCTGTTTGTTTATCGCTTTGGCGTTTCCGTCCCACTTACTCTCTTACTTATTGAGATGGGTGTCCTTATCAAACCATATTTTTTTGATAAAGGTATTGGTCATATAGTCTCAATATGATAAAAGCGAAAGACTATAAACCTCTAACCCATATCACTAACCCCATGTGGACCACCCGACCGGGGCATTGAGTAAAAAAAGCGGCCACTGAGAGCCTAAGCCCTCAGCGACCTTACGACGTTCAGAGAAAAGAAAAGAGAGGCCGAAGCCTACTCAATTCAATTCTCGTCGAAGCGAACCGGAGCGGCTACGGTGCGAGCCGATACGCGACGCATTTCAGCAAGTACCTCTTGACCGTTTGCTAATGCTTCGGGACTCAAGTTTATTGCGTTCATAATTGCGTTGCCTACTTCTTCAGTAGATGCACCTTCAACGCCGCTCTGAATAGCGTCTAATACAGCGGTTCGTACTGTCCCTCTGAACATACCTAGAAGGGACGCGCTAAGCAGCATAGCCACCGATGTCGGAAACGCCATAGTTTGGCTTCTGATGTAGTCAGAGCCTACGATTAAGTCACCTTCAATGGTTCTTGTGTCGCCGGTTCGGTTGTCAGTTATTGTAAAACTAACGTCAGTTACAGAGTCTTGACCCAGATTTTCACGGGCTGATACTGTGGTGTCTCCACCGAGAACCCCTCTTGAAGCACGAAGGACTGTTTCAAGCCCTGCAAATGCTCCTAATGTGGTTACAGAGCCACTCTCTCGGTCTATGACCAATTCGTTCGTTCTTGTGCTTTCATTTCGGATATTTTCAGTTTCCATTTGAACTACCTCAGACCTTCCGAAAGGATGCCCAGTATTAAAGGTATCTATAAGTCGTTTACCCTATAATGACAGAATCATGTAAGAGAAAGACTATAAACCCTTAACCCATATCACTAACCCCAACTTGACCACGCGGACCAGTTCGGACAAAAAAAGAGCGATTTCAAAAATGGCCCAATAGAGCCATTCTAAGGCCGCCTTTCAGGTTCAGAGGTCTCAGAGTACCAGTTATATGAAACACGGCCTATATTACCCCTCTAAACGCTCGCATTTGATACGTTCAGATATGGCCGCCCAAGAGCCGAAGCCCTTGAGCGGTTTACGATTTTCAACGGTCGTACTTATTCGGTTGTGATTCCGTCAAGTACACCCTCGGCCAACTCGCTTGAAGAAGTTGGTCCTTCATGGCGGTCGGGTGCTCCAGTGATGACCCATTCAGCCGCCGCCATTGACCTTGAAAGGGCTTTCAAGATTGCTGCCCTTGCTTCTTTTTGTGGTGTACGAGATGCCCAACCGCTAAGGTATGCACTTGAACGGGTTAGGTCAGCCTCATAGCCTAAAGCACCACAAGCAGCAATTGAAGCCAGTTCCGCTATTAGTTCCTCGGTCGCATAGTCTGAGCCTCTTGCGGTAATTCCTTCAAGCGGTCGTGCTAGTCTGTGAGGGTGGCCGGTTGCGTGTGCTGCTTCGTGAAGTAAAACAGCCGCGTAGTCATTCTCTGATTCCCATGCGGTCAATGGTGGCATAGTGATTACGTCAGTTCTAGGTGTATAATATGCTGCTCCGCCAGTGGCGAAAGAAACTCCCTTCAAGTTTGATTCTACGGTAGATATTAGGTCGCTAACTTCTACAGGGTCGTTGATTTCTACGTTGAGCCTTTTGAAAGCCCACTCGGACGGAATGTTTGTATTCTCGATATTCCAAACAGCATAACCAGTGAAACCAGTTAAGAAGCGGCTTGATTCTTCTTCTTCGTCTTTTGATTTTACTTTGTATTGAATAGGTCTAAAGTGGTATGTGTCCGCCTTTCCACCTTTTACAAATGCGACTAATTCCGTACCGTTTTCTTTGTTGTATTCTTCGATTAATTTCTTTGCTTGACCTGCTGCTACGAATAGAGGGCTTGAGTAATTGTTTCGGCTCATTGCGATAATTGAAGCCCAAACATTGAGGCCGGTGAAACCTTTCCCAGTGTGTCCATTTGTTGGACTGAAAAGCCCGTTCCAAGGCTTAGACCACTGAGGGAGATTACCCTCGCTGATGGTCTGAATTACTTGGTCAGCAATTTCATTCATTCGTTCTTGTGTCGTCGTCTTTGGCTTTCGTGTTCGGCTCATATGCGTCTTCTCCGAGTTAGGGGAACGGGTATCACTATATCAATACTACTATAGTTATACCTTGATAAAAGTTAGAATCATATAAGCAAAAGATTATATACCCCCAGCCCGTCAGAGACACGGGGTGGACGGCGACTTTATGCCATCGGCGAAATAAAAAAAGCGACCTCGCCCATATAGAGCGAGGCCGTTTAAGTCCTCAGTAGTCGGTTGAGTCTCTTTCCCAAGAAGGTAATTGAGATTCAGCACTGAGCCAAAAACCAGCGAATAAAGGAACGCCTTCACCATACCGGGAAGTCCTTATTTTTCTCTTGATGTTTTTGTCGTGTGCTGTGTCAAAAGTTACAAAGTGCTTTGTTCTCTTTGTTACTGTGGCGGTTACTATTGTGTCATGATTACAGATAGAACGAGTCATGTAAGTCGCCCCAACTGTAAAGGTTGCGTTATTGCTGCCTGTCTCCATATTTTATCTGAGCCAATGATTTTGATATAAAGGTTTTGTAGTATATATCTTGAAAGGATATAAGCGAAAGATTATAAACCCGCATCTCATCTCGTTAACGGGGCTGGATGCGAGAACCGCCCGCGTGGGTTCGGTTGCGGCCCTTGAAGCCGCCCGCCCACCCCCTACGAGGTAAGGCTTAGGTATTAAAGTTTTCTATAGTTTGATTATCATATAAGTCAGAAGTATATAGGCGAAAGACTATAAGCAATTAACCCATATCACTAACCCCGTCTATACAATGCGAGCCTAAAAAGTGAGAATGCTACAGGCAAACATTCATATACTAGAACGTCGTCCCATCAACATGGCCGAAAGTGCGGAGCGTATGCTTTATTGAAAATGTGGAAAAATTGTGCAAAGTATCGACTAAGTATCGGCTAAACGTGCATCAAATGTAAGAAGTATCGGCTAAGTATCGAGTAAATGAGCAGTTTTAATCGGAAGTATCGACTAAATCGTCATCGTCTTCGGCTTTGTTTTCTATGTCAATAATCTCTTTTTGTAGAACCTCACGCATCTGCTCCAATGGGTCGTAGCCAATGTTAACTATGACTTGCGGCTTTGCGTCTTGAGCACCAGACATTTTGTCTAGTCCGTCTTGTTGTTTGATTAGACCACCTACCATGAAAGACACTTGCCCCAACTTCGAAACTGTGTCTGCTTGTTCTTCTGCTTTGATGATTAGACGTTCCATTCTTTCCATAGAACGTCTTCTTCTTGCGTACGAATCCAACCTAAGCCAGTCCGTATCATCCAACTCTGCTTTCATTACAACCATCTCTCGCATATTTTCCGCTAATTTTCCGGCATCGGACATAAGGCGATTCCATTCATCGGGGTCGAGTCGCCTCTCCAAACTGGCATCTGCCACTTTTCTTCGTATCTGACTTGGCTTCATTCCTCGGACCAGTAATTGTGCTGTCCACCTTACTAGGGGGTCATGTTCGTTCTCCCTAGTATCAGCAGGTAGTGTTTCTCCATCCCACTCATCTTCATCAAAATTGTCTTCTGACATATCTCTGAAATACTTCGTTATGGTAATTCACGTTTTCGGTTAAAGATTTACCCAGTGCGGGGCTTCGCCAGCAAACCAATTTTCCAATTTTTGAAACGAAACATCATCGGTTTCAGTAGGTATATGCGTAGGGTCGGAGTAGTCAATTAACGTAGCAGCGTTAGAAGAAACGATAACATTCCAAGGCCGTACATCACCATGACTTCCCAACTCCTTCCGAACATCATCTAGTATCAAAAATGGAACAGGTTTCGTTCCTTGAAAGTATTTCCACGTATGCAAATTAATACCCGGTAGCCATTCTCGACGTGGCTCTTTATCATCCATGAACATGACTTCTTTACTATCCCAATCCGAGATAATCTTGAGACGCGGCTTCAAATGTTTAGGACATCCAATATATCTTTGACCGAGACGAGTCCGAGATTGCTGCGACAAGAAGATTGGTCGTACGCCACCATCAAGGTGTGATTTACCTTCTCCAAGCCGCTCCCAGTGCTCTCCTATCTCCCAAGACTGTACTAGCCTCTGACCACACGCATTGTTCTCTGTAGGCATCTCGAATATGACGTTATCACCTAAGTTCTCAATGAGGCGACATGTTCTGTTCACATCACCATTGATATGATGAACAACTGACATTGCTAGAACTAAATCAAAGTGCTCAACATCACCAAGTAATCCCAAGTCTCCTTGCGTCAAACTTTTTGTTAGAACAATTCCTTGTCCGTTGATACCAGCCAACTCTGTTAACTGACGTGCGTACGTAGGATGACCTTCAACCATCACTGCGTGGCAGTTATCAAAATCTTCCATTAATCTGAAAGAGAAATATCCAAGATTAGCACCGATGTCTAAAACTGTAAATGGTCGATTGAATTGTTTCGCTATCGACTTAATTATCTCATATCTATCGGCACACTCACGTACGCCATTACCATCTGCTTTGCCTCTTACCCAACGGGTCTGATACTGTTCTACCATCTATCTCAATATGGCGAGGCACTCGATACACTTGTAAATGGTGCGGCCAAAGAATCGTCTTGTCTTTACTTCTTTGAGTTCAACATCCCGCTCACACCACTCGCAATAATTGTTCCCAGACTTCTCAATTGCTGCATCAATATCAGAATCATTATCATAACGCTTCATCGTATTTCTCACCTCTTTGTATGGTTTAAGGTCATTGGGTTATGAGCCAATTTGTTCAGTTCTCGCCCCGCCATTCAGTGAACAAAGTTTGTCCTTCATAGCCTCTCTTCATGTAGAAAGCACACGCAGGGAAACCAAAAGGGAATCCACATTTACTTGCACTGATTAAGTCAATTGATACTATGCCACCATATTCAAAGATACTTCTTATGCGTCTAAAACTTGATACCATTTTACTCAAAGGCACTAGGAATACTACGTTATCACTTACATCTAATGCTTTGTTCAAGAAGTCATCAAAGATACTGTATGGTGGGTTAGTTATAATCCAGTCAACATGTCCTTCATAATCTAAGAAATCACGTCCCTCTGCTATCTCACACCAATCCTTTTCACAACCAGTAGGGTAGTTATCATAGAATGCTCCTTCGCCCCTACATGGGTCTAATATTGTTGAACCCGCAGGTATGTCATAGAAACTGATAGTTTGCTGTGCTATCTTTATCGGTGTCATGACTATATCATTCGGGGGTTGAGGATTGGCTGCCGCGAGACCTTTACCAGAACCAAAGCCCTCATGTATAGCCATTACTTACCCACCAATGTTAATTTATGACTTGAAAAATAGTACCACTTTTCATATGTATGTCTGCACCATTTTCATGATACACAACTGCCGCTATTTCTGTTTTCAAGATTCTAGCAGTACCAGTTTTTACATTCACTTCAAATATATTCTCGTCCTTCTCTTTTCCAAATATTTTCTTGAACTTCATTTCACTCACCACTGTACTGTCCATTATTGCCTGTGGTAAAGAACTCGCCACTGTCCATTATTGCATATGGTAGAGACTCGCCATGACATTCGTCGCAGTCTCCGTCGTATGTTGTTGGCTCGATTTCTTCACCATAGTTGTAAGGTTCGTCCTCAAGACACAAACAGATGGAACAGACGTTCATTGAGTCCTCTTCTGGAATAACACAATGATACATTGCTGTCAAAGATGAAGGTTTCATTTTCCACTTCTCAGCCATTACTTCGTTTCCTTGTTTTAGTCTCTTTACTCGCTCTGCTGCTTCTGCACTTGTTCTACTCATTTTCTTTGTCTCCTTTTGTATGCTGCTTTCCGTTTGAAGTATTCTTCCCACGTCATGCTGATTTCTCCGACTGTGCTACCATATATAAGATAGTCGCTATATGCCCCTCAAAATGTGAGCAATAACATCAACTGTCCAACCATTACCAAGCATTTTATATCTTTGAGCCTTACTTACTCCTTCGGTATAATTATCGGGAAGGTTTTGTAATCTTTCACATTCATTAGGCATCAACATTCTAACAGTCTTTTCACCCGTCAAATATAATCCTGTTTTTGCACCTGTCCCACCACTTTTAGCCATAAGAGTCACGGACTTTTTATCCGTAGTATATATTCTATCTCCTTGACCGCCCTTCCCGATTATTCCTACTCGATTAGATTTACTATTTACTGGCTTCATTATATCAAAGTAATTTATAAAATCAATAGACTCATCACCATCCAAAACATCTTTTAATATTATACCTTTGTCTAAGGGTTGAGAAATATTAGGGATGTTAGTCCAATATAATCTATTCCTATTTTGGGCTGATACCAATGCACTATTTATTTTAATAGGTTGAACTCCGAGATAATTGCTAATTATGTCTTGATATTCTTGTTTCATCCTTACATTTTCCAATAAGAAATATTTGGGTTTATAGTAATTTAGTATATCCACAAACTCAAAGAATAATTTACTACGGGGGTCATCAAAGTTCAGTTCCTTACCTGCAAAAGAGAAACCTTGACATGGGCTACCACCAATGATTAAATCAATCTTAGGTAAATCCCATTCACGCCAATTCTTCACATCACCCAAATGTATTATGTCGGGGTAATTCTTTTTGGATATTTTAATAGCGTGTGAATCTATCTCACTAGCATAATATCGAGTAACCTTGATGCCCGCACGTTCTAGTGCAACTCTGCCACATGAGATACCATCAAACAGAGATAATACGACAACCATGTTTCATCCCCACTGTTCAGCCATTGCATCTGCAATTCCTTGAAAGGTCGTACTTCTTATTTTCCATCTGTCCGGGCTTGGCGGTAAATAGTGAAGTCTTTGACGGACGTTCTTAGGTAGAGCCATAGTTTCGTCTTTCAAATCCGTAGTCGGCTCTAACTTCGGTAAGCCCTGCAACCAAAGGCAGGTCGCTTTAGTTTCTTTATGACCGAATTGATATGGTTGAATTATCTGAGTATATTTACGTCCACCGATTCTTGATACTGCATACTTGTGAGGGATAGGATTCTCGATACACTTCAATGGAATATCGCAATCAAGTAATAGATTGAAGAATACTGCTGCCTCATCGAGTTTAAGCCATCTTGTAGCGTCTTTATGTAGCCAAGAGACCCCACTGTTCGTAAAGTACGTACAAGGTGGATGTGCGACCATTAAATCCCATCCATCATCAAGAATATCCCTTACATCGCCCTGTATATGATATGGAGAGTCGTCATCGGACTCAAGAAGGTCGCAAGACCACGCATCATGCCCTTTAGCACGAAAAGCCTCTCTAACTCGCCCAGAATACTCACAAGCGACTAAAACTTTCATTTTTTCACTCTTCTTCATCTTTTGTGTGTTTTTCATAAAACTCAGTTGCATTAAGTGGTTTTGTAAATGCACTGACTGTCTTTTTTCGGATTCTCTTTTTATTTTTCACTACTAAGATTTCTATGAAGAATGCTAACCAAAAATATATGATAAATAGCGTAGAAACGATAATTCCATTTTGACACAACAATTCTAGGTTACTATTCGTCTCATATCTGATTTCTAACTTGTAAGAATTGAATAAACCCAAACCACCAATCATCATTCCTATTAGGTATCTAAATAATCGTCTATAATTCATTTTATCACTCTTCTTCGACCTTTGCGTTATCCCAATCATCAATTGCTTGTTTAGAAGCACGTTGTTGACGCTCCGCAAACAACGAACCAAGAAAAACATCATTGAAATGGTCAATTCCATTAATTAATTCAAGTGGACGGTCTGTAGCGATAGTATCAAGGCAATTTTTGATAACTTCATCATCTATTGGTCCAAGTAAACGCATTAGCATCTGAAATTGTCGATTTGTGTTGCCTATGACTTGAATCATTGCTGAATACGCATACGGGTACTCCTTGAAGTCGCTCAAAAGGTGTTTTTCGTATTGGTCGAGTGTTCCGAGAAGGACGTGGAGTGCGTCAATGTGTGCTTTAACATAATTATCGGCTTTTAGAGGGTCATCACGTTGCATTGCCTTCAATCTAGTCTCAAAAGCGTTTCTAGCGATAAAATCCTGTTGGGCTTGCTCCCAATTTGAGTATAACATTTGCATTTCAACGGTTTCTTCCATGTTTATTCGTCTGTTCACACCTATATTAACTACTATCGCTCATAAACCTCATTCTGTCCGATGTACTGTATTGTCTGCGGGTTTTGAAACTATGGAAATGCTTACAAACGATTACGCAGCGTCGTAAACATGGCTCAACGTCGCCAACGGATGATGGACCAAGTAAAATCATGTATGCCGACGGGTCGTTGGATGACTTCTCATGAAGTGTTATATTATTTTGGAAAAAAATATCCAAAGTATGCCCCAAACAGTCGAGAAATGAGTCAAGTTCTTCAAAGAATGCCGGAAGTTGATACACGGAAGGTTGGATTAAACGGAAGTACGGAGTTCCGTCTTAAAAATCGTCATCATAACCGAACTTTGTGAAATCCTCAGCATAGTAGACTCTAACTTTCTCTTTAGTTTCATTGTTGTAGTAACTTTTCCAATCTGTGATGCTCCGCAACAAATTAACTTCTTCATTATTGATGAAAGGAAGAGAATGAAAGTCGTCTTCAAAGGTTTCAAAGTGAATAAAAATGTATGTTCCGTCATCAATGTAATGAGTAAGTGGTTCTAGTATATTTTCACGTTCAGTTACGAAGTCAACAAACTCTTCAAACGTATTTTTGTTGTATTGATGATTAGGTTGCCAATGATTTTTGATTAATTGATAGAACGACACAAGCCGGGAAAACGGGTTTCGCACTGATAGTATTCTAGGGAAGTCCTTAGCATGTTCTGGAACAGACCAAGAATGACTCATGCGCTTCGGTTCACCACCACCACCACCGAGAAAACCATGCGGCTGTAAAATAGTGAAAAGATAACGCCCACCAGTTCTAGGTGGGGTCATCAAAACGTACTCTTCGTTATATGATGCTGTTCCTTCATACATAAAGTATCAACCACTAATGTAATCTGCTGGAACATTAACAAGACTTGTGCCATCTGCAAAAACAAACGATACTGTTCCGTTTCTTGAGTCAATTGACATTTCAGTAAGAGACGTATTTATTCTTCCACCATCACCCGTTACTAAAATCTCACCACCGCCGCCACCACTACCGGGTGGACCAGTAGGTCCTGTCGCTCCAGCAGCACCTTGAGGGCCAGTTGCACCCGCAGGTCCGGTAGGTCCAGTAGCACCTTGAGGACCGGGTGGACCTGTTGCTCCGTTACTTCCGGCAGGGCCAGTAGGACCAGTCGGACCAGTAGGCCCTGTAGGACCTGCTGCTGCTCTTGACACACCTTGTTCCTCTTCCAACTCTCCATAGTCGAACCAAGATGGGATAGATGGGAATACACCATCATCATGAAAAGTCGATTTAGTAGCAATAGAAGATAAGTTCTTCATAGCAGTTCTAAAAGTGTCAAGTTCGGCTTTCTCTGATTCGGTTAAAGTATCATAATAGTTCTCACCGTATGCGTTTTGTATTCTTCTCAACCATTCTCTTTGGGTTGCTTTCAATCTTTTCTCTGCTAATTCTTCACTTTCAAAACTTCTGCTCATTTTTATCACTCCTTCATTTCAAAATAAAACACTACTCTTACTCTTCCCACTTGATTTGTACTTACATATGATGACGGGCTAGTTAATCGTAGATTGAATGTATCACCTGCAACAAAGCCAAGATTCGGTGATGCGGTTCTTGTATAGGAAGTACCACCGCTTCCGGTTGAAGCCCAAGAATATGTTGTTGCTAAATCCGAACCGTTCTTTGTAATCTTGTGAATGAAAGAAGTAGACCCGGTTTCCGCACCGACATTACCTACGAACCAACGTATTTCCTTAAGTTCGCAATCAAACGGTATTACTGCACCCATTGGATTTGTTGAACCATCAGTGTTGTTTACGTTATTGATACCACTACCAAAAGAAAATCTCCAACCGTTTCTAAGACTTGATGAATAATATTGGTCATTCCATTCTGCTGTAATGAAAAACTTAGCGGGTGTTGCTAATGTTTGCCATCTACTCGAATCATTGGGTGGATTTTCGCCAAAAGTTACACCAGCCACCGCAATGTAAGTACCGCCTTCGTGAGTAACAACATCACCTATGGAGTAATTACCATCAGCCCAAACATTTTCCCATGAAATTGCACCAGTTGGTCCGGTAGGTCCGGTAGGTCCAGTCGCTCCGGCAGGTCCAGTTGGTCCGGTAGGTCCAGTAGCACCTGTAGAACCAGTTGGTCCGGTAGGTCCTGTTGGCCCTGTTCCACCGGGTGGCCCAGTAGGTCCGGCAGGTCCAGTAGGTCCTGTTGCACCGGGTGGACCAGTAGGTCCAGTAGCACCCGCCGGTATCGAGAATGCAAACACCTTAGCAGTATTTGGTCCAGAGGCAGTTACGCCTATTGGACCTGTGCTTGCGGTAGGTGTTCCAAATCCGGCGGCAGGGCCGGTTGGCCCAGTAGCACCTGTAGGTCCAGTAGGCCCTGCCGGACCTGTAGGACCAGCCGGACCTGTAGGACCAGTAGCACCTGTTGGCCCTATTGGACCTGTTGCACCACTAGGTATAGAGAAAGCAAATACTTTGGCTGTGTCAGGACCACTAGCCGTTACTCCAACAGGACCAGTTGAGGCTGTCGGAGTGCCGAAGCCAGCCGCAGCACCAGTAGGTCCTGTAGCCCCCGCAGGTCCGGTTGGTCCAATAGGACCAGTAGGCCCTGTTGGTCCTGTAGGACCTGCCGCACCTTGAGGTATTGAAAAGGCAAAGACTTTCGCTGTGTCCGGTCCACTAGCCGTTACTCCAATAGGGCCAGTAGAAGCGGTTGGAGTTCCAAAACCTGCTGCTGTTCCAGTAGCACCTGTTGGCCCAGTAGCACCCGCAGGTATGCTGAATGCAAATACTTTAGCCGTGTCCGGTCCACTAGCGGTTACTCCGATAGGTCCGGTAGAGGCTGTGGGTGTTCCAAATCCGGCAGCCGGACCAGTCGCTCCAGTAGGACCAACAGCACCAGTAGGTCCGGTAGCACCTGTAGGACCAGTAGGTCCTGTAGGACCAGTAGGTCCTGTAGCACCAGTAGGTCCGGTAGGACCGGGTGGACCAGTAGCCCCAGTAGGCCCTGTTGCGCCAGTTGCTCCCTGTGGTATAGAAAATGCGAATACTTTAGCGGTATTAGGACCGCTTGCTGTAACACCAATAGGACCTGTACTAGCAGTAGGAGTTCCGAAACCTGCTGCCGCACCAGCAGGGCCAGTAGGACCAGTAGAACCGGGTGGACCTGCTGCACCTGTTGGGCCTACATCCCCTGCGGGTATCGAGAAAGCGAATACTTTAGCGGTGTCTGGACCACTTGAAGACACACCAATAGGACCAGTGCTTGCTGTGGGTGTTCCAAACCCTGCTGCCGTTCCTGTTGGTCCAGTGCTACCAGTCGGACCTGTTGCTCCAGTAGGCCCTGTCGCTCCGGTTGGGCCGGGTGGTCCGGCTACACCAGTGCCACCAGTAGGGCCGGGTGGTCCGGCTGGACCTGTAGCCCCTGTCGGACCTGTAGGACCTGTATCTCCCTGTGCTGCTAAGATGCTCCAATAAGATGTGTTAGTCGGAGTTATTGCACCCGATGTATGTGCTTGAATACAAATGTAAGATGATTCCTCAACGGAATAATAAACAGCATCGTCAACTGCATAAGCAGTCGAAGTAGCCCATGTACCTTTCCAAACTAGACCCTCTGGACCAACACTACCTGCTGGACCAACAGCACCAGTTGGGCCGGGTGGACCTGTCGCACCTGTTGGACCAGTCGCTCCAGTTGGACCTGTATTTCCAGTTGGACCTGTATTTCCAGTAGGTCCAGTAGCCCCTGTCGGACCAGTTGGGCCGGGTGGCCCTGTTGCACCTGTCGCTCCGGTGTCTCCTTGAGGAATACTAAAAGCAAAAACTTTGGCTGTGTTAGGACCGGACGCTGTTACACCTATTGGTCCTGTACTTGCGGTAGGTGTACCGAACCCTGCGGCTGTTCCTGTCGGTCCAGTAGAACCTGTAGGCCCAGTAGAACCTGTTGGACCAGTTGGTCCATCTCCACCAGTCGGACCTGTAGGACCGGGTGGCCCTGCTGCTCCTGTAGGACCTGTTGCTCCTGTAGGACCTGTCGGCCCTGTCGGTCCTGTTGCACCTGTCGGTCCTGTCGAACCTGCTGGACCTGTTGCACCTGCCGGTCCTGTCGCTCCAGTAGAACCCGTTGGACCTGTAGGCCCTGCCGGTCCTGTAGGCCCTGCTATTCCACTAGAAGCGGTTGTTTGTCTAGTTCCATCTCCGAACTTTATACCATCTTCGACTTCTATATCTCCGTCAACTTTGAAATTATCTGCCATTCATCACACCTCAATAATCATTCAACCGCTTTGCGCTACCTACCCAAGAGTAAGACCCGGTATATGCCGTTGGCGTAAACCTAAGTGTGGCCGTATCTGATGATACGTTCACACTGATAGTACCAGTGTCTTCACCAAGTCTTGAAAAGACCGAGAAATTAACAGCATCCCCACTTACTTGTGAAGAATGCACTAATATTTTCATCGTTTCTAAATCACCAGTGCTTCTTTCCATTGTAATTGTGTATTCAACATTCGCTGTTTGAGTAATAGTCCAAGAATCCAAGTTGATTGTACCAGAACCGGGTGAAGCAGTTCCACGTAGTAAATAACGTGTCTCCGTAGCATTGTTCTGAGATTGTACGTAGTTCGCCCCGGATGTAATATCTCCATCAGTAGTAATAGTTCCAGTTATGTCGATATTATTTGGAACGTCATTTGTTCTTCCAACACCTGTGATAAATACAGAAGCATTAGAAGCATGAGCACTCATTAGAATACCTACATTCTGTATTAGATGAGAAGTAGTGGCAGTTGGTTTTACGTTTGTAACTTCACCTGCTGTTGTTGGGCTTACATATAATACATCTCCAACTGTGAAATCTGCTGCGATATTATGCGCTTTTCCGAACACTACGGCTATTCCTTCTTCACCTGCTGCAAGTGTTTGGTAAAGGACTCCCATAGCGGGCATAGTGCTTGCCGAATCTGCTCTTGCTAATCCTACATCAACAACATTTGCATTTTGCGGTCCACTTGCATATACAACTTTACCTTGAGACAAAGAACCACCAGTATCGTTCTTTACTCTGATATACATTTCATCATGATATTCATTTACCCATTCAGAAGATGCACCATCGTAAACCAAAATCTGTTGGTCTTCTGCTGATGTTATTGTTACGTCTGTAAGGACATCAATAGAACCCGTAGGTCCGGTTGGTCCAGTCGGACCAGTTGGTCCAGTAGCCCCTGTCGGTCCGGTAGCACCCGTTGGTCCAGTCGGACCAGTTGCTCCGGCAGCACCCGTCGGACCAGTTGGGCCAGTAAGTCCAGTTGGGCCTGTAGCACCTGTTGGTCCAGTTGCACCAGTGCTTCCTGTTGGTCCAGTCGGACCTGTAGCCCCTGCTGGAATGCTAAATGCGAATACTTTCGCAGTGTCCGGTCCACTGGCTGTAACACCTATTGGACCAGTAGTAGCGGTTGGCGTACCAAAACCTGCGGCTGCCCCATCACTACCTGCCGGTCCAGTGCTTCCCGTCGCTCCAGTAGGTCCAGTCGGACCAGTGCTTCCAGTTGCTCCTGTTGGACCTGTAGGTCCTGTAGCACCTTGAGGAATGGTAAATGCGAATACTTTGGCTGTGTCTGGGCCACTTGCTGTTACTCCTATCGGTCCAGTGGTGGCTGTTGGAGTTCCAAATCCGGCAGCAGTACCAGTTGGTCCTGTTGCTCCCGTAGGACCAGTAGGCCCTGTTGCTCCCGTACTTCCAGTCGGTCCTGTCGGACCTGCCGCTCCCGTACTTCCAGTCGGTCCTGTAGCCCCTGTTGGGCCTGTAGGTCCTGTAGCCCCTGCGGGTATTGAGAATGCAAAGACTTTGGCGGTATCTGGACCAGATGCGGTTATTCCTATCGGACCTGTTGTTGCCGTCGGAGTACCAAAACCTGCCGCAGTACCAGTAGCACCCGTAGGTCCAGTAGGTCCAGTCGAGCCTGTTAACCCAGTTGGACCAGTTGCTCCTGTCGGTCCAGTCGGACCTGTGCCACCAGTTGCCCCAGTCGGACCTGTCGGTCCAGTAGGGCCAGTCGGACCTGTAGGTCCTGTATCTCCCTCAGATGATAGTATCTGCCATTCATCATTGACGTTCAAATCTGGCCTTTCATTGGTACTAGATGAAATCGCAATGTAAGACGAACCATCATAAGATACTGCGTCATCAACTGCATAAGTTGTTGCTGAATCCCATGTTCCTCTCCAGTTCAGTCCTTCTGGCCCAATACTACCCGCCGGTCCTGTTGCTCCTGTAGGTCCGGTTGGTCCTGTTGCTCCAGTCGGCCCTGTTGGGCCTGTAGGTCCTGTTAATCCTGTTGGACCTGTTGGGCCAACAGCACCAGTAGCACCAGTATCACCTTGAGGGCCAGTCGGTCCTACTGCACCTGTAGCCCCTGTTGGACCTGTTGCCCCAGTTGAGCCAGTTGCTCCAGTCGGTCCAGTTGAACCCGTTGGGCCTGTTGGTCCAGTCGGCCCGGTTAACCCGGTTGACCCGGTGTCTCCCTTATCACCTACGGACGTAAATTGAATGAATATAATTTCACCATCGGACCAAGTTCCAGAAGCCGAGACGGAAGAAAGTGATAGAGTGTAAATGTTAGAAGTCTCGGTAATCTCTGTAATATTAGCACTAAAGACATCATTTGCTTGAGTCTTAATCAAGATTGTTCCTTTGATAGTTGATGTTTGTCCGTCAATTAATGTCAGAATATTATCGATGTTGTGAGACGTGTCGGAAGTATCGTGAACATAAATCTCGGTTGCACTTGAAGGAGTTGCGTTATTGAATCTGAAAATACCCGCTCCAAACCCGGTTGATGTTGTTCCGTTGTCAAACTCATATCTGAAACCTGCAATATCTCCAGTCAAACCAATCGGTCCTGTTGGACCTGTTGGGCCAGTGCTTCCTGTTGACCCTGTTGCACCCGTTGGACCTGTTGGTCCAGTTGGGCCTGTTAATCCAGTCGGTCCTGTTGGGCCGTCTGCACCTGTTGGGCCTGTAGGACCGACTGCTCCAGTGCTTCCAGTTGGACCTGTTGACCCAGTTGGACCGGGTGGACCTGCTACTGTGCTATCAGCCCCCGTAGGTCCAGTTGGACCTGCTGGCCCAGTTGGACCTTCTGGACCGGGTGGACCTGCTACCGTAGAATCAGCACCAGTTGGACCTGTCGGACCTGCCGGACCTGCCGGACCATCTGCTCCGGGTGGACCTGCTGCACCTGCTGAACCTGTTGGGCCTGTAGCACCAATGATACCTTGACTACCTTCTGGACCACTAGGACCAACACCACCTTGTTGCGCCAAGACATCCCAGTATCTTTTCTTTGTAGGAAGTTGACCAGTCGTACTGCCTCTTCTTATTCGAATGTAAGATGACCCGTTATAGAATACTGCATCTCCTTGATAATATTCGATGTCGTCTGAATAGACACCACGCCAATTAACCGACGTAGTTCCGTCAGTTGTTCTCGCAGGGCCTTGTGGACCTACGGGTCGTGGTGTAGGGGGTGCTGGACCAACTGCATCTGGGTCAGAGATGTTTGCTTTTATTTTCGCCCTTTCTTTCAAAGAATCGGAACTATTCATTTTTCCTAAACGATTCGAAGCGGCTTTACGTAAGTCCTTTTTATTTCTTTTAGACACTATTTCACCTGCCACACATCGAAGGATGCCCCTCTTTCGTGGTCATTGAACCGGATAAAGGGTTTATCCTCGTTTCTATTAGATAACTTTTTGCCACCAAGCATGGAAATTAGAAACTCACGTGCTGCTTCTTCTGTTCCTGTCCTGTCTGGCATAACGTATTCTGCTCCTTCGTGAAACACAACCCACATGCCGTCGTCTCTCTTCGTAAGATGAATACCACTATGCTGTCCAGACACGGAAGAGTTCGTAAAAGCCAACATTTCAGTGCGATTATTAGCACCAGTCTGAGACCATGTTAAGACCATTCTTCACTCCATCCTTCGTCCCACTTAACCCAGTTTGGGTCAATGTCTGCTTTCTTCATTTTAGGTTTGAATGGAATATAATTACTTTCTTCTTCGGGTTCAATAAAATGTGTTCTTAGGACTTCTACCATATGTAATGGATTGTAATCACAACCGTTGCCGACTTGAATAGTTCCTCGACCTGCATAGCCTGTAAAAACGAATGTCCATGTCCCATCTGATTTGCATACAACGGTAGCAACGTGGTCTCCATTCTCATCAATACCGAGAAGTTCCATACCGAACGCACCGCTTGTCGTCCAAGTTAATTTTTCAGAGTGTGGTATCATGTCTATGTTCAAGTCCCCCGACGTGGTTCATTACTGTGTTTATGCTTTCATTACTGGGCTTCTAGTTTCCCAAACTTCTTCAATAACACGTACCACATTGACGGAAACGGGGTTCGTCTTTCTTTCAGCAGTTATTTCATATGCTTGTTTCAAGGCAACACCGACATTATTGGCGTTAACTTCTAACTGCTCTACTCCTTCTTTACCAAAGTCAACTGAGACTCGGAATTGAGGCATGATAAATCTTTGACTCCCCACCTATTTAATCATGTAATATACGATGAATCTTCTCGGCTGTTTTCTTGCCTATTCCATCTATTGCCATTATCTCTTCAACAGTAGCATTTGCTAGACTGGCGAAGTTCGGAAATGTCTCAACTATTCTACGTCGCGTCTTAGTTCCAATCTTAGGTAATGATTCAATCATGGCGTTTCTATAATCACTCGGCTTCGCACCTTTTGGTCTCGGAACGTAAACTCTAGGGTCGTCATCTTCAATCTTATCGACCAGTCTCTTGATGAGTTCGGCAGCGTCATGCTTGTCGGGGATGAATAGAGGGGGGTAGCCGACTGCACATAGAGAAGCAATATATCCGAGAAGGATTCTCTCGTTCACATCTCGCATCATAACATCTGCTTTGATTTCTTCATAAGACTTCGTTACTACAAGATAAGAAAACTCAGCCTCTTCTCTCATAGCACCAAGTTGTCTTAATCTCCTATCGTCGAAAAGTGAAGGTAGAAAGTCATCTTCTTTTCTTTCTACGGAAACACTTCGAGTTGAAATGTCTCCAGACCCGGTGTTCAGATGAACAATTTCAAAACCAAGATTGTTGAGATATTCAGCGATAACCCAATGCTCTCTATGGTCTACCTTTTGTTGTCTATCTAACAATTCGTTTATGATAGCCCTACCGAGCCATTCACAGCGTTCTTCTATCGAGTCGGGTATTTCCCCAACTTCAACGCTACCACCGCTTAGAAGGCGTAACAAGGCAAGTTTACGGCCTAATCCACCACTACTCGCCGCCTCTGCAAAAGCAACAGGGTCGTCTAATATTTCTTGAGGCTTGAATGTCTTGTTTGCGGGGGTCATACTTTCTTGCTCCATTTGCGTTTAATCTTCTTTTTCTTAGGGAATGCTTTGATATATTTAGGACATGCGTCGCCAATACAACAACGGTCTCTTTTCAAAGTTGAACAATTGGCATTTGTGTGGTATCTATCGTTATGAAATATTGAACGAAGTTGATGTCTTCGATAATCATGATTCTCAACATCAACGTAGCCCCTTTCATTCGCTAGTTCAATCCAGAGAGCGTCGAAGGTCTCCAAATCCATACCTAGAGACTTGGCGAACATTGCCGTATGGACTCTCGCTTTGTGATATGGATTCATTGTTCTCAACTCATTAATAACGCCGGGGCATCTAACTTCTAGTGAAGCAAGAAACTGTCCCAGTGATGTTTCAACATTGACATTGATTTGACTTGAGTTAACAGGACGAAGTTCCACATCTTCCTTATTGATTCTCACGTCTATGTATGTAATGAGTTCCTTCAAGTTGAATGTCTTACTTCCCAGAATGTAGTTTCCAACATTTCTCGGACGGTAAGAATGTTTCACAATATCATCATGTCCACCATAAAGCATCTCTCTAGTAACAGGCATTGCATGGCGGCCACTTATCTCTCCATGTCTATTCACATGTTTAGTAAATGGAAATCTACACAACCGCTTAGGGTCGCCAGTAGTTTGGACATCGAGTGTATTTAAGCCAAGTAAAACCTTCAAGTGAGTCTGAGTTGTATTAACGATTTTCCGTAGTGCATCTGCTGAACCATCAGTATGTTTGTACTTGAACAAAGTCGGTCTGTGCATGATGAATAAATGATAACCCTTTGAGCCAGAATATTGAACCCAATGAGCAATGTCGTGTTCTTCTAGGTACTGAGATAACTTAACAGCATCAGCGTAAGCATTCTCCGGCTTGGTGTCATGGTCGAAGTCGAAGAAGGTGAGACGGTATTGTATCTGCGTAGGCAGTTGTTTACCGCCGCCATCATACCCCAAGCCGTCATAACCCTGTGTACTGATAAAGCACGAATTAGAACCGTTCCATTCAACAAAAGAAGCATAAGCATCTTCGGGTGTAAAGATGAAATGTTGTCTTGGATTTCCAACTGCACGTGGGTAATGTGTGAAGCCTAATTGCTCACATAATTCCTCAAACTGTTGGAAGTCAAGTCTCATCAATTCCCGTCCAATATTTTTGTAAATGTGTCCGAAAGACTTCTCAATTCTTTCTTGATTCTTTGTTCATATGCTAGGTCTATTTGCTGCTCTGTTATTCCCATAGCCGATTTTAGTAAGTCAACTGTAACTAACAGCCTCAAACTCTCTACATCGTCCTCAGTAAAACCAAGCATCTCTTCTATTTTTTTCATTACGTCTTCTTTCATTCTTTCACCGCTTCTGTTGCTAAAACTGATGTAAACTCTCCATCAGTTGAATCTATAATAACGAATGCACCTTCTCTATGTTTCGAGATACGTACTTCAGTTGTATCAATTGAAAACTTACGAAGTATAGTATCGAGGTTTTCACTGAATCTAATAGTCCAAGATGTAGGCTCAATAACAGATTCATATTCCACGTCAGACCATGAACGTGTCGTCTTAGAAGTCCAATGACCGGCCATACATCTACCCTCGCCTCGATTCTTTTCGTTCAAGAATAATTCAACATACGGGGCTTTCGCTACCTTCATATCTTTCAAACAGTTCTTGAGTTGACTCATAGACATTTCAATAATATAATCAGCCGGTTCATTTCTAAACATGGGGAATGTTCTCACACCATCCACGATAGGTAAAACCCAACGGTCGGGTATTGTCAAACATTCATCCTCGTCAGCACAATTGATTTCTGCTCCTGTCGTTTCTCCTTGTATGCGAATCATACTATGAGTGTCCGTAGTGATACGAACATTTTCACTCTGAAACTTTAGTTTGAGAAGATTCGAAAGTTCCTTTGGGTTAACCAAAAGTACACAAGGCTCTGCCAGTGAACTAAGGACACCCCATCGGTCAACAAATACTTGAAGTGTTCTCGTTTGATTCGTAGTCCAAATAGAAGCACCGTCGTTGTCGAATAAAATACGTACTGGGGTGGGTGGGTCATCCACTGTCCCTGCATCGAGAAATCGTGTAAGAAGGCTAGTTGCGGCTGTTATGTCCACCTGTCGAGACACAGCACTATTAGGAGTGTTCTCTCTAGCCATGCTTTGAACGTAGTTCCCCACCAATATAAACGAACTTGTGTTATTGCCCGCCTACACGTTGACCGTAGTTGTATTCTGGTAGCCAGTCTAGGTACATTATGTACTCATTAACTGCCTTACAATATTCACAGTCGTAGTCTAGTTCAGAGATAGAATGACCGCATGGTCCTTTCCAATGATTCTGGATTTCCCATGCGGCCAAACCGTCCTTCAAGAATTGAAGTCGAGGGTCGAATGCACTCATGCGTACACCCTCTCTATTTGAGGTTCAACATATACGTCCATTCCTCTCCAAACCCTGTTTGAGTAAGCCTCTAACACGGCTTCCATGTTGGTTACTTGGGTACAGTACCAAGCACCGACTTCAGCGTCCCACCTGTAAGTAGCACCGTTGAACTCAGATACAGTAGGCTCTAAGTCCATGTACTCCATAGAAGGGTGATAGTTTAATGTCATACCTTGAGGCATAGCGTCCCACATTTGTTGTGTCATTTGTTGTTCTTGGCAGTTCATGTTCTAACGGAGAGGGTAGGGGTATATAACCTTTTAGTTATAGTCATACGCATCCGGTAAAGCCAACCATGTTTTTTGCGGATATTTGGACCTGCCATCTACGCTGGAAATCTTTTCAGAACCTACGCACACGAATAGATGAGGTTTCTTTGCGAGATGATTTGATAAACGATTCATTTCGAATGGTTGATTATCGAGAGCGGCAATTTGACCTGTTGTCAAAGCGTTGCCATCGGGATGGGTTGCACCCGCTTTCATCATAGCATTCCAAAGACGTTTCACATTACGACCGTCAGACTTGCCTAAGCGACCTTTTCGTCGCTGTCCATATTTACTACTAGGCACGTATTTGTCGTCTTGTGTTTTATCATTCATCTGCTTTCGATTCCTTTTTCTTTATGTTCATCCTACGCTGTGGCTTAACTATCGCAGTCTTTTTGACTTCAAGCGCAACATCATCGGGTAAAACTGGTAGAACTTTTTCAACAGCGGTTTTGGATAGAGAAACCATTTGACCGAATACAGCAGGTGGAATAAGTTCTTGCACCAATGAGGGAATGTATTGTGTTCGTGTGGTCTCGCCCCAAACAACAGACCAATTCTGCGTCTCTATAACGCATTCATCAACAGGCATCTGCCTATCGAATACATTGTTCTTTAGATGAGCGTCAATAGCACGTTGTCTACGGTCTAACATTTGCTTAGAGGCTTTGATAGTGGCTAACTCTGTTAGCATATCATCCAAGTCCTCACCCGTAGTAGGGTCGAGTAAATCCCATGCACCTTTTTGCATCAACTCTTGAGCCTTCGGGCATATATCAGAGAAGGCACACCATTTACATCCATCTCCGATAGTTGGATTACCTTTGTCGATACTTGAAATCCATTCGTACTGAGCCTTCAACCAATCTTTGAACGTGTCGATTTTTTCATCGGACCATGTAGTTGACACTACGCCGTAGCGTAGCAAGTCGAATGAAAACTTGATTTTCTTTTCCGGCCACCACTCTCTAGCAACTGCAAGATAGATTCCGGCCTGTATTGAATTATCAGCCTCGGCTTGAGTTATGTCAGCCCTTTGAGTCTTGTAATCAAGAAGTTCAATTGTTCCATCCCTGTGTTCCAAGATAGCGTCAATGAAACCGAATACTGGTGTTCCGTTTGATAATTTGTAAGGATTTCGATGTGTTCCAAATCCTCTTTCTGTGTCGATGATTCTTACTGGTTGACGACCCCTACGGTCGAACCAACGGGTCAGCATAGATTTACCATCTTGATAGAATTGAAAATCGACTTCTGAAATTGCGTTTTCTTTTTCGTACAATTCCATTAGACGGTCGAATGTTAGTTTGCCAGTTTTACCATCTTCATCTGGCTTACGCCAATGCTCTAGTGCATTGTGAACATTTGTTCCGACTCTAGCCGCTTGACTAGAATCCCTGTGGTTCGCTTTTGCCTTAAGCGTTATTTCATCATCAGACTTGGGGTCATAATGATACTCATATTGTTGTGTGCAGTTTTTCGCCATTTTTAGTCTACTGGCCGATAAGTAGGGTACTTTCATAATGAAAGCGTATCTTAAGTGTCGTATAAATTAAACGCTTAATTATTGCCATCTAGGTCCTTCTATCCATCCAACCAAAGACTTTCGGTGTCCACTGGTAATAGGGGTTACGTAGTGTTCATGATACGAAGGGAATACTATGATTGACCCTTTCTTTGCTAGGTCTATTGGAGCAGGTGAAGCAGTATGAGAGAATCCTAATTCTCCACCTTCGTATTCATCGGGGTCAGTCAATTGTATAACCACGCTTAATTTCCTATGGCGACCATCTTGTCTCATGTAGTCAATATCGTGGTGTGAATCATAATGATGTCCAACATCTGAATACTCTGTAAATTGTAGCGGTGGTAATGTGGAAACCGAGACACCGAAGTGTTGGTTTGCTGCCATAGCATATTCCCAAACTGTGTTATGTAATTCCTTGTAAACGTCATCGTTTGGAATCCATCGAATATCGGTTTTCCTATGTCCATCATTCTCATCGTCGCCATCGTCTCCAGTTCTGAAAGTAGACGCTTTTTGAACAGGAAGTTTTACACACTTCTCAACCCATCCATCAATAACATCTGATGGAATAGCCTCAGACCACATTAACCATGCAGGGTGTTTCATCATTCAGTTCATCCCCTGCTTTCTAGCGGCATCCCAGAATCTTTCTGGTGTTGGGTTGTCTATTCTGAATGGCTTACAAGCACGTGATTTCTTTACATGCGCTGTGTGTCTTACTTGTGTCTCTCCGCCTTTGGTTCGCTGTTGCTGAGATAGTTCAATAATCCAATCAAAGAGAGGGTCGGTTTGGTCTGGTCTGCCCGCTGCTGAAACCACTTGTTTCTCGTTTGCAGTTCCGTAGTCTTGGGTATATTGTCTAAGTAGTACCGTAGATAAGAAGTGATAGTTATACAACTCTCCACCAATTTTGAGTCTCTCGTATGGTTGGAAAAATAATTTGTTGATTACTTTGTAAGAGTGCATTTGACCTTCTGCGAATGCAGGTAGTGTCTTTTTCCCTTCTGCTACTGCTTGTTGTTGTCTAGCAAGTAATAGTTCACCTTCGGACTTACCGTGTACTTCTTGTGAATAATAATCACGGCATGATAGGTAATATGCTCCTTCATTTTCCATAACCATTACACGAACGCCGTCTGGATATTCAGCAGCGTGTTGTCTATGTAAATCAATGAATGCTAGAACCATATCATTGACTTCTTGTGGGTTACGACATACCTTACGGTATAGGCGAGAACGGAGAGACGGTGGTAGAATATCTTCACGTGCTACCAAGTCGGCTTGGCCTTCAAGGTCGCAGTCAATAATCGTCATCAAGCATTCAGAAGGGTCTCGTCCTTCACTATGATAAGCAAAATGTTTCAGAGCGAAAGTGGATTTACCCGCACCGCTGAAACCTTGCAGTTTCATGTGGCGTGGTCTTATCTTCACCATTGAATCTCCTGTATCACAAGATGCAATCAAATTAGCGTAGGCTTCTGTTTTCTTCTTTGCTGATTTTACCATATGAATCTCTCCGTTCTCCACCTAATTAAACTGCTTACTCCCAGTCATCCCAGTCGTCATCAGTTGACGGGGCTTCGTGAGATTCGGCATCACCCTCTACAGTTTCCGTGTCAGATTCCGCCTCAATAGAGCCGTCTGTTGCGGTCTCTTCAACGGTTTCTTCAACTGTGGAGTCTTGTGTTTCTTCGTCATCGTCGTCAGCAAAATAATCTGCTGCGTCGTCTGCACCGTCATCCCCTGCTACTGCTTCGGGTACTTCCGGCTTTGGTGGTTCAACAACCACTAGACCGACTGCGATTTCTAGGTTTGCGGATAGTCCGTATTCACCATTTACTTTGGTTGTAATGAGTGCTAGGATTCTTGAATATCGACCATAGCGAGATGCAATGTCGGGTGTAGTAATACAGTTGAGCATAAGGTTTTCACCGCTCTCGATAGCATCCATAGTCATAGTTGATTCGTCCTTTAGTAAGACTTTACCGAATTGATTTCCAGTCCTTGAAGTCTGAACCCCTGCATATGATACAGTCGCTTCAACTAGACGGTAGTCTCTTGGTGTTCTTGAGATGTCGTCCTCTAAGTCTGCTATGTCTGTAACGTCATACAAGTTACGTAGAACGTCCTCAGCAGGTGAGTGGTCGTATTCTTCTTCATTGAACGCTGTTAAGCCTGTCAATGGTCTTAGGTCTAGCATTTCAGCATCTAGGTTTCTACATGATACAGCAGCCTTCCATGAGCCTCTTACAAGGTCATCTGCGATTGCTGCGTCGTCATCCCATAGAGACATACTGAACATAGCAGCGTCCATTACTGCGTCGCCATCTTCAATAACGGCTTGACCGTAGATGAAACATACTGGGCGTGGATTTCCTTTTGCGATTCCGACTGTTCGGTGAGCAACTTCCCATACATCCATATGAGCAGTGTACGATTTTTGACGTAGGATGTTAGACAAATCAGTAAGGACACAATCAGTTACGAATCCTTGAGCGGCAGGTGATTTCATTCCACCTAATGCTTGAATTGTTTCACGTAGATTCGGGTCGTTTGCTTTTCTTGAGAAAAGGTCGACGACTGGAGAATCATCCACGAAAATACCGTTCTGAACACCCCTATCAATGTAGGGCTGTAAACGGCTCTGTACGTTCTTTGGCAATTTCTTTGTTTTACTAGCGGTCTTTGACGGCATATTCAAAGTCAGAAATCCCCACCCATATAAAGAGCGTCATCATTCCTCTAAGTCCTCTAAGTGGGATTCCATCAAACTATCCCAAAGGGAGTCATTATCTATGTCGGCTGTTTTCATTGTGGTAACTCTCATTTCTTCTCTCAACTCTCTCTTAGCCTCAAGTTTCTCGGTAGCCTTTGATTCCCAAGTATTATCGAACCATGCTCGACCGGAGTATAACACATCTCGATTATCAGACGTTCCTATTATTTTCCATAGTAAGTTGCCTTTGTTTGTTGTTCTGAAATAATTCGGCAAGAATAGACTTCGCCAAATCTCAGATTCCTCTTTGGTTTTACATCCGATGCTACGGAGTATCTTACCTTCGTTTTTTGTTAATGCTCGGATTGATTTCGCTCGTTCTGATGTTCCAAGTACATCTGAAAAGTCTGCGATTACATCTTTCAGATTATCTCGAACCGCCTCTATGAATAATGGTGTTAGCGCATATGTATCTAGTAGTCCTTCTCTCGACTTAACTATCTTGTATGTCTTGCGGCTACCACCTCGGCCACCACCTCGATTGGCAACTTCGATGAGACCCGCATCTTCTAATGTAGGCAAATGCTTCTCCTTGATTTGAGATTTTGAAACCGAGAATGCGTGAAGGTTTAACCACTGTTGAATAGCATCAATTGTGAGTCGGCGTTTTGAATCTGCCATTGTTTGCATCTGCAAGAATGTATTCCACGCATCGTCCGGTACACCCGACAATGAAGCACGAAGTACAATGTCGCATAATAACAAGCCAACAATATTATCCTCGATAGAAGATAGAATGTATGTTCCTGTTTTGTCAGTCTGTGTTGGACGTTGATGACTATGTAATAACGTAACTGCGTCGATTACTGATAGGACTTTTTTCACGTCCCTCTGATGTTGAGCATTTCTCGATGGGAAAAACTCAGCCAACAAAGGTGCGAATATATTTCGTACTCTGTTCTTTCTAAGGGATAGCATAGATGCTTGTAAAGTATGAACCAATGGATTCACGGTGAAAGTTTCGGGTCGAGCCTTCGCCATCAATTGATTACGAACAACATTTCCAACTTTACTTACAGATGTTTGAGGTGTCATCAAAAGTTGTCTTGTGATTTGTTCCTGTTCTTTTGGGTTTCTAGTTGTTAATGTAATGAAAGCAGGTTGTCCTCTGATAATGAAATCTCTAGTCTCAATCTCTCCTGTCATTTCATTCTTCATCGGAGTTTTCCAAACCAACTCCTTATCGTCGCCGGACATGAGCGGCTTCATCCTCTGAATGAATGCAAACGATTCGTCTTTCTCTAAGATGATAATACATTTCCCATCCACGTTGACAATGAAGTTGCCGTCCTCATCAATTTCATCATAGTCATACTTCATTGCTTCTCTCGATGCACCCGCTAATACCATGCACATAGATTTGGGGAAACCGTTTCTAGCAGTCAGTGTCATGTATGTTTTTCCAGATGCCGATTGACCTATCAATTCGAGATTCAATGGTGCATCTGTTTTACATGATAACATAACTAAGAATGTGAGAATGAGATTAGCATCATCACCGACAAACGGCATGTCTCTTGATTCGTGGAGTATTTTATTCACCTTATCTAGTAAGGCAGCGTCTCCAAGAAAATCGTTTACATCTTTATCTTCTATATCACCATACAATGATTCGGCTTCTTTCTTTTCAGCAGATACAAACTCTGCCGCTTCGTATTCTCCATCCTTTAGAATAAGACCCGCCTTGAGTAAGTTGGTTTGGAAATCTTCATCTTTTATTTTACAGTCTTTTGCTAGACGCTTGATACTGTATTGAGATAGGACATTCACTTTACCTTTAGGCTCATCATTCAGAGATACAGAGAAGTCCATGCGGCCTTTTGTCGCAGACAAGAAAGTCAAGACTATATCATAACCAATCTCTTCAACGTGATACACTGTTGCGTTTTCACTTGACTGTCTTACGTGAACCATATTCCCCCTCTCCTTATCCTCACCCTCTTAAGGTGTTACATCAGACCGCCATTTTGTGTCCGGTGGAAATTGTGATACTAGCGACCAATACAAACCGCAGTCATTGTCTCCACATATAACTACGCTATTCGGCCACAAATTGCCCGGTCCTAGAGCCATGCAATCAACTGGTCCTTTTCTTTTACAATTAGGACATTCGGGTAGGGTGAACAACCCCACCACTTCACACTCACGTGCGGGTTGAGATTCAGTTGAAGGAGCAAGGACTTTGTTCGGTATTGTCCTATTCATTAGGTATCTTGTCATTCCTCTTCATCCCCCATTATGATAGATGCTCTTTTGCTTATAGTAGCATATCTTTGAATGTCCTCACGTGTACTTATCCAATCGTTATGAGAATCAACAAGCCTCTCCCAGAATAACTCTCGAAAACCTATCCACTCTATCCATGCTTTATTCTTGACATAACCATGTTTTTGATATTGTCGATTGACTTTACTCCAAAGAGCCTCGGCAGATTTGTATAACGGTTCTCCGTTTTCATGCATAACAAAACACATTATCTCTCTCTTTCTTTTCAACTCATTGATGAAATCTGGATTTCGTTTTTTGAATACCAACTGTTTCTTATTCATCCTACGTGTCTCCTTAACCATGCGGGCATAGGTCCGATATTGTTTCTGAACCAAGCAGGTAGCATACCTGCATTCATCCTTTGGAATCTAGCCCACGAAGAATCCAAGATGAATATTTGACCTTTGTCTTTTGGTGAACGTACTATTCTACCTGCACCTTGAACGATAGTCAACGCAGTTTGAAGGTTGTACCATTTCTTACAAGGAGCGGGACAACTGAACGAACCACACATCCCATTACTATACTTACTAGGTGGCTCGTATGGACAATCCTCAGTGCCTTCATACTTTCTCCGCCATGCATGTTCGTCTTCTGTCAATCGAGTCGATATAACAGGGTCTATAACAGGTAAATAGGGTACTTTACACAATACCAACCACTCGGCTAGTTTACCTTTGAAGTCAAACCCCTCATTGACATAAGTCGAGATTAAAACTAAGTTGTTTTCTTTACTTGTCATGAAATAATCAATGGCTGAATCTCGACCCCCTGCATCTGAATCGTGAGTTACAACTCGGTCTCCGTAACCTGCTGCTCTCAAACCTTCAACTATGCCCTTCCTTATGTAATGTGTATGAGGTAAAACGACACCACGCTTGTTCGGATATTTTTCCATTATTCCGATTATTGCTTTGACTTGTTTTGGAATAGTTGCATCTCTCTTCGAGTATGACATAGAGCCAACGGGAGCATAATGAATGTTGAAGCAATCTTTGGGGAATGGACTTTCGGTAATGTTGATGTAGAGAGTTTTCTGGTCCTCAAGTCCCATAGAATGAAGGTACGTATCTACGTCAAGTATAGTAGCAGACAAGAAGATTCTTTTTCTCGCAACTGAATCAAGCATGTCAACTGCATAATCACGAACCCGAACTGGCTTGAACTCAACAAACCTACCGAATCTTGTCTTATCCATTTTGACAACCACGTTATCCGGTTGTTGCAGAAGTGTGAGAATCGTAGTTCCTTTCTCTAAGATACTACGGAACGCCTTTATCTTTACATCATCTTCTTCATCCTCGGCAGCCTTGAGGTGCATATCGCAAGACTTCACGAAGTCCTTTACATCATCAAGCCAGTCGGCAGGGTGATAGTGCATTGGAAAGTTCCATTTTGGACCATGTACTTTTTGCCAGTCTTTCTCTGATATTCTAGTGCCGAGAAGGTCAAGAAGAAATCCTTCCATCCTGTGTGCCTCATCTATAATAGCGAAGTCTCTTTGTTCAAATCTTTGGTCGCCCTGTATTACCCTAAACAAATAAGCCGGATTGGATAGGGTGATTCGTGCGTCAGAGGCAGCGAACTTTTGTTCGTAGTAGGGGCAGGGGTCGGTCTCTTTCGAATGTGGACAAGAACCACCTCTCTTCGTCCAACAAGGAGCACCGTCAGCAGTACCACTCTTCACCCAACAAGGAAAATTGGAGCGACCCCTCACTTCTTTCACAACATGACCGTAGTCGGCAAGATACTGGGTTGCGAGGCCGAGGCTCGGAGTCAATAGATAAGCAGACTGAAACTGTGCTTGAACGGTCATGGCTATGGCTGATTTCCCTATTCCAGTAGGGGCTTGAATAACTATGTTGTCAAACTCATCTTTCTTCAATGCGTGATAGATAACTGATAATGCTTCATTCTGAAACTTTCTAGGTGAAGGCATTGGAAAATCCGGTTGTATCTCATCCCAAAGATTTGGAAGTTTTGATTTGCTTGGAATGTTGATTCTCACGACGGCCATGATGGTTCAGATATACCCCACCAATATAATGAGGGTTGTATTAGAGATGCGAAGAGATGCGTGCTAATGTATTGGGAAATAACCTAAACCCACCCCGATGGACACGCACCCCCTCGGCTTTTTTGAGGTATTACCTTCGGGGCAAATAGGGGGTGCAACCCCACCATTATTAATTCACCTGTCTAACCAGTGGGTTCTGCCGCCCCAGTAGACATTGAAGCCCTCATTCGCCAACTCAGCATACAACTCATTTGTTAATTCATTACAACCACATACACAGTCTCGACCGTCTGCTGATGTGTTATGAGGTACTTCAACTTCTAAGTCGTAAATAGTGTCGGGGAAACGGCTTCTGCCTTGGTTGACCCTGTGATATGAAACTCTCGATGTGATTAAGTTTCGTGGGATTCCAACTGATGTCAATGGTCGAACTCTGTAAGACCATACACGGACCGAAGTTGTTCCGTACCTTTGCATGTAGCAGTCTCCGGGTTCTAAAGTTGGCCTGTCCGGTAGTTCTCTGATTTGTGTTATTAGTTCTGTTATTCGGTTGCTCATGTTATACGGGAAGGGGTGTGGGTATATAACATTATGCCTATAGGGATTTAATGATGAGTGTTCCCCTAGTGATGTTACACATACACTACCCTTGTATGTGTGTGCCTGTAAGGGGTATTGGAATTATATTAATTCTTGTAGAAGGGTTTCCCCCTACGGGGAAACACTTCTAATGATGACCCCTTTTGTTCCACATAGGATGATTACACTATATACATGCAAACCTTTATAGGTAAATATACTACCCGCAATACAGAGAACGACTGGTGCGGCGACCTCTATGAATACACCAGACCAAGACCTACTGAACACTTAATCCGGCGGCCATCCTCATGGTTGCCGCTATGTCTGATGGTTGTTTTCCGACTGTTAATGTCATACTAGAGTCGTCAGTTGAAAACTCCCAAGCGATTGAAAATAATTCTTGTCTACCCGCTAGACTACCGTCAATTGATGCGAAGTCCATTATATCTCCCGCTCTCAAATCAAATCGTTCTGGAAGACCTTCTACTATCCATTGACTGTACGCAATTCCTTGTCTCATCAGTATTTGCCTACCAAGAGTTTCAGCGTGTGCAACTGTGGTAACGCTAGTATCTTTGATGTACCGATGAACAGGTCTTTCACTTGTCAATGAGACAGTCGCACTAATGTCTAATTCTTCATTTTCAACAGTAACTTTGTTGAAGAAGTCATCATCGTTTGTAACTCTCTCAATCATAGTTGGATAAAAGTCGAGAGGAACAGTAGTCTTTGGAACACGACCCGCTGTGTAAGGGGTGAAGTTAGAATCGTGAAGTTCTTTTTTCTGGGCGACGTGAATGTAACCATAAGCGTCTGCGTAGATTTGATATTGTATCGGTCCAGAGTTCACAAAACTCAGCAGAGTTTGAATCGCTGCTAATCTCGTCTTACCCTTGAACTTCAAACCAGTTGGTAAAGTAAATTGAAAGTCAGAGATGATGCGGGCGATAGGTGGGTTGTAACTGGAATTGGCGATTATACTTTTAATTATAGTAGCAATGTTTCCATTTGCATGTGCAGGTTGTTCGGTGATATATTCATTCGTCAAGAAACCCAGTGCATCAAGACAAGTCAATCGAATACTATCAGATGTTTCTTCAATCCCTGCTACATAGCCTGTGAATATCAATGGTGGATTAGACCACATTCGTGGTGCTAAGTAAACTTGAATCGTTTCTCCAACTTCTGCTATGCCGCTCCTTCGACCCGCAACGGATGATATGTTGATTGTAATTTGTCGTGGTGTGTTCAAGTCATCTTTTGAAGAAATTGACTTGACACCATGTAAGGGTCTAATTCCATTAACTAATACAACAGGTGTCTTTGGCGTTGCCTCATCTTCTGCTATCTGCCCGTATATTGTTCGTCCCAAAACTTGCCTTGACCTAACGAAGTAAACCTTGTGAGGCCAGTTGTTTCTTAGATTACCTAATTGAAATTGTCTCGGTCTATTCATCCATTGTAGACCTTCTGGATTCCAACCGCCGTTACTGTAACCCAATTTTCCTAGATTGAATGTTGGGTTTGGTAAAACTGATGTTGGATAGTTGCCTTCGGTCGGTCCTGTTGTAAATGCAAAACCGCCACGTGGTCCACCGCCACGTCTGCTTGTCAAATCGTATTGGTCTGGGAATAACGACGCAGATGCGTAGAGATAACCGAAGCCGTCAGTTGCCCCGGTGTAGCCGTTGTGAAGATGAGGGTCGAATGGTTTTGGTGATGCAAGATTAGTATAACAGTAAGTTGTTGGTCCACCCGTCGTCCATTGATTTGAAAGAGCAGTCATCGTATTTGGATGTGGGATTAAACCGAGACCGAAGTCTGCTGGATAATGAGCGGGTCTGTTAATATCTTCTTTATCATTGACGGTCATAGCGTGTTCCGCTACCGTATCTCTTGCTCTGTAATTCAACCACTGAACTTCAGCCCATGTTCGAGAAACGAATCGAGCAATCGCCGTCCTCGGTCTTCGTGGGTCTTGCCCTAATTCCTCAACGAAATCTTTGAGATTATCCGGCGGAGTAATGACAAACTCATCGTCAATAGGGTCTCTAACGATGCGAACATACCGCTCGGCCTCATCATCCATGTTTATACAGGGCAAACTAAAGTTATTTACCGTATGCTTAATATTACACTTAGGACTCGAACCGTCTGTGAGAGTTTTAACACCGACAAAAGGATATGCTCTAGTTAAGCGTTGGATGCCCGAACAAACAACAACAAGTGGAATAGTTATACAAGACGAAGCAGCGTCGTATGGCTTTGGAGTAATAGAAGAAATTACTCCTTTTAGTAAAGAAAGTGAATACAAAAAAGGAGATGTTGTTTTGATAGAAAAAGACTGTGGGACTTCACTACAGTGGAATGGAAATATTTGCTTGATGGTTAAAATAATGAATATAATAGGGGTGATTGAATGAAGAAGTCAATATATGGTGAAGAAGCAAGAGAAGCATTAATGAGAGGAATAAATGAAGTTGCCAATTCAGTTAAGCCAACATTAGGACCTGCTGCTAGAACTGTAATACTAGAAAGACAATATGGCTCACCTGTTGTAATTAATGATGGTGTTACTATTGCTAAAGACATTGATATGAAAGAAGACCCATATGCGAATCTAGGTGTACGTCTTATTCAAGAAGCAGCGAGTAAGGCTCAAGATAATGCAGGGGATGGAACAACTACCGCCTCTATCCTAACTCAATCATTATGCAATAAAGGATTAGTTGAAATGAAAACAGGTCGCAATCCAATACACATTAAGAAAGGATTCGATAAGGCAGTTGAGATAGCAGTTAAGTCAATCGAAGATGCGGCTTCCGATGTTGACGACACGTCTTTGATTCATGTAGCAACAATAGCAGCCAATAATGATGAAGCAATTGGTTCTCTGATTTCACAAGCATTCCAAACAGTAGGAAGAGATGGGATTGTCTCGATTGAAGAATCGAATGGTCTCGATACGACGCTAGAAATTGTTGACGGACTTGAGTTTACTAAGGGGCTACTTAGTTCACATTTTATTACCGACTCGGAAAAACAACAAACGACGATGAAGAAGCCTTTGATTTTAGTAACTGATGAAACTATTCGAACCGCTCAAGAAATTGTTGATGTTCTAAATTATGCAGTAGAGATGAAAAGACCACTTTTGATTATCGCTACCAAGATGGAAGGTGAGGCTTTGGCTACGCTCGCCCTTAATGCTTCACGTGGTATCTTAGAAGTCGCAGCAGTAGAAGCACCTTCATTTGGTAATTCACGTGAAGAAATACTCACCGATATTGCTACGGTTGTAGGAGCAGTTCCGATTTTCTCCAGTAAGGGAATGTCAACTCAAAGGAACGGAATAGAATCTTTAGGTGGTGCGTCTTCAATCTCATGTTCGATGAAGAAAACAACAATAGTTGGTGGTCGTGGTACAGAGAGTGATATTCGGAAAAGACAAGAAGCACTTATCGCTCAATCGAAAGACGCTGAAACTGATTGGGAAGCAGAGGCATTGAGAGCAAGAGCAGGTAAGATTTCCGGCGGTGTTGCAGTATTACACATCGGTGGTAAGACCGAGGCAGAGATGAAAGAAAGAATCGCACGTGTAGATGATTCATTGAACGCTACTAGAGCCGCTTTACAAGAGGGGATAGTAGTAGGTGGCTCTATCATGTATCTACGTGCTAGAGATGAGATACTAGATGCCTCAGACGACCATGAAGGCGACGAATGGCTAGGTATGATGATGGTACATGATGCACTAGCAGAGCCGTTTCATCAGTTGTGTTTTAACGCAGGGGTTGATGGTTCAGAGGCACTAGAGCAGGTCATAGAAATGAATGACTCTAACTACGGTCTAAACGCCAAGACTTTGGAGTTTGGAGACCTTATTGAACAGGGTGTTATTGACCCTGCCAAGGTTGTCAAAAACTCACTGGAGACAGCCGCTTCGATTGCAGGGTTAGTCCTAACAACCGAAGTGCTTGTCGCAGAAGTCTAAGCCATAAGTGAAGCCAATTCTTGCACGCTTATTGTGTGGCCTTCATACGGTGGGTTAGCGATAGGGTCGAACACCCAAGCGTCCTCGTCTCGATAGTCAGCAGTCCAACCACAGCCTTCGATGTGGCAGAGTGTTGATACTACGAACTGATGCCATACGTTGAAACTACCAGACCATTTTTCACCTTCGTGGTCGCGGTGATTCCAGATAACAGTTTCATTAGGGTTAGTGTGGTCGGAACATACCCAAGATGCAGGGCGGTCGTCGCACCAGTCAGCCCAGTGTTCTAAGACAGTCATACCGCAGAAGTAAACATGGTCGTCTCTAACTTCGGCTCTTTCAGAGCGGCCAAAATGCTCTAATGAGATATTTAACTCTCTAACGATGTACTCAGCGTACGTCTCGCCTTCTTCTTTCTTTCCTTCTCTTCGTGTCTGCCAGTATTCTCTTGCTTCCATGTTCTATCGGAGTGTGCATTGGTATATAAGGATAACTGTTCTACACTTTCACAAGCCTAAAACCCATGACGGTTAGTAGTACCACTCACAGCATCTTGGTCGCCTATGCGGGTTATCAAAGCCCCACTCCAAGGCCAGTACAAAGACGACCCTGCATGTGGAGTTCTGTACCAAGCCAATGGGTTAGTCGTCCAAGCCAAGTCTAGGTCTGCCGCATTATGTCCCCAGAATCTTTGGTAACGTAACTGTGGTGCATCGTGAGTGAAATCCTCACTACCTGCAAGAGTTTCAGCCGCACCTAGTATAGTCCATTCAGTCCCGTCAGTCTTTACTGATGGAACAGATAGCCAACGAACATTCATAGAACGGATAACATTCTCATCAGCAGTAGCAGCATCAAACTCGAAAGAAGGAAGCCATATCTCCATGAAGTGTGAGCGTTGTGTCCATACACCGGATGTACCTGCAATAGTCATAGGTGATGAGTCAACTACTGCGGGCCAACTAAGCGGTGCAGCACCGTCAACTTCTGGAGTAGGCACTGTTGTATATTGTAGGTTACTACGCCATCTAACGACGATGTGAATATTCCCATTTCCATTAGTTGTCATTGTCATGTCGGATATATCGAATGGGTCGCCGGAGATTGGATGAAAAATATGTTTTACAGTCTTTGTTGTTGATGACAATACGTCTCTAGCATTCATGGCAGTTATCATTACATCGTTAGCAGCAATGTCATCGACTTTACTTAACCTACAGACTACATATATCCTATCTTCTTCGTTTATGATTGCATCATACCAGTCGCATACATCAGCATCATTTTCATGTAAGTAAAGTGGACTTCCGAAAGTATGCACTGTGCCAGAGCCTAAGTCGCCTTGACAAGCATACACTTTAGCATTCGCAGTGTTGTTATCTTTTCTAAAGAAGATGAAAGGAATGTCGTCGCCCCTAAGAGCCAACTTAGGTGAGTCTATTCTACCTGATGTCGTGTTGTCAACTGAAACCCATCTTCCATCATCCCAAGTTGTTGGACTACCGCTCGGAAGTGCAACCCAACTTGCATTCGGTTCTTTGATTGAATAGACGACTGAATATTCTGAGGCACTCTCCCGGTAATGAACCGCAGACAAGTGAAGCCTGTCCTTAGAGTCGCATACTAAAGTCGGTTGCATCATGTTATCTCCAGTGGTGTATGGATTGTTAGTTGCTGAGATGTTGATTGGTGTAACAGTCGTCCAGTCCCACTTATACACGTGGTCCGGTGAAGATGCGACTATGTTTCTAGTTGCATATGTATAGAAGAGTCTGCGTATCGGTGCGCCTGTTATACTAGCAGAATCATCCCTTGCTACTTCGATAACAGCGTGTATTGTTCCTAGACTGTCTGAGGCGAATGCTGCTCCGTATATCTTATCATTAGTGTCAAGCGCAGAACTACCTATCTCTGAAATAAGTAGGACTTCATCAAGACCAGTTGTTGTTGCACCAAGTTGTTCGGCGTGTCGATTCCAGAATAAATCTGAACCCGGTGGTTTGGTGTAATGTACGTACGTAGGTTGATTCCCTCGGCTTGCCTTAGTCGATGGAGCAATTGTAAATTGATGCAATGTCCCATCGGGTGTTCTCAATATTCTTTGACCCTTGCCAAGATAGCCGTCAGTTGCTCCGGTAGCACTCGCACTGTCATTCATTTCTTTTCTATTCGCAGTAACATTACCCTGTGAGGATATTATTCCTGTTGCATTGACTATACTACCACTATCCCAATATGGTCTTACGTGATTAGATACGTGTACCTCGACTGATGATTTCAATTGTTCAGATACAGCAACCCAGTCCTTCTTACTAAGTTCCTGTGCTCTAGCCAATGTTACATGTGGATAACCGGCAGTGTAGACTTTATCCCAGTCGTAATCACTGCCTGTCATAACAGGGATAGCCCCTGCGTGGAAGTGGTCTGTTGGGTGATTAAGCCAGAATGCAGATAAAGAATTACCACTTACGAATGGGCCACCCATTAACTCATTTGGTAATAGAATATCATTGTAAAGAACATTACCACTGTTAGTTGTTCTCCTTGCTGTATCAGCCCATAGATTAGTGCGTAAGTAAGATTGACCGATAGTCCCACCATCACCTGCTGCATCAAAACCAGATAACAAACCTGCCGCACCTTCTAAGTGAAGGGTGTCCGTTCTTGAGAATGGAGTTTCAAGTTCTAAATCAAGAGTTCCTTTTCCACCTGCTCTAGCCCGGACGTGAACTTGACCGGGTGCAAGTAGATGTAAAGGAATGTCGTAGCCTAGACCAGCGTGAACCTGTTTCCAAGTTCTATCAGTTCTGTACGGGTGTGCTTTAGATGAAAGACCGTAATGAAGAGGGCCGAAATGTGAGAACCCACCGAGAGGGCCGACTAATTTTCTAGCAGCATTTGTTGATAGTAAGTCTGAGAATGGTGCGTCAGTGTCGCCCTCTGAATACGACGTAGTGTCATAGGAACGTGTGTTATACAGAGCCGCAGGGAAAGCCCACCCATTGAACCCAAACTCGCAGAATGGACTCGCAGATGAGCCGAAATCAGCAAAACCAATGGTTGTAGGAATGAACCTAGTCTTTCTCAAATGTTGGTATCTATCAACAGCCCAAGCATCTATTCCACTTTTCTCTGTGGTTATGTCGTCATACCCAAGATAAGAAACACGGTCAGTCATTTGTCTGTAAGGATAACCATGTAAAATAGAACCATCACTTAGTATGTGAGGGAGACACTTAGGTAAGACCGCATGAGAACAACGTCCTTCTGGATATGAGCCGTAAGTAATCGGTATCGCCCTTTGTGCTGATTCGGGAAACCAATAAGCAATTCGAGAACCACTCCACCACGTATCATCTTCTATCCAGTTTTGTGTTCCTTTACTAGCCCCGTCAACTGTTGAATATTTGATGTCGAACATTGCCTTACCTTCACGCACCCTGCCATTCTTTGCAGGGGTGTCCGACCATAATAGAATCAGACTTCTTGCACTTGAGTTAGCAACCATCTGCCCCCAAGGTGGAACAGCACCGAAGTTTGTTCCAGTGTAGTTGTTCGTACTGCCGAAGTTCAACACTGGCTCTGGATGCTGTAAAACAGCATCACCAGTGCCGCTAAGTGGGTCGCTCTGTTCATCTTGTATCGGGTTGCATGTTTTAGCAGCATCATCGTAATAGAAACCCGGCGGGCATGGATTGGAAAAACCATCGGGATTCCAAGGCCAAGGGTTAATGTCGGGACTCGGATATTCCCCAGTATTACTTATCATATCTCGGTGAATCGCAGCCATCATCATCTTTCCATCTTCCATGATTCGCAATGACGAACAATGTATTGTCGGATGAAGCAACGATTCTGCGTAGGATGTGTGGTCCGGGTGTTTGGCCCGGTCTTTTCTCTCTTGACCTAAGTATCTCATTAGTTCGACTTGAGGAAACACCCAATCATGGATAGTCCATTGATACATATATTCAGAGATAGAAATGCCAGTTCTAGCATCGAGAGATTCAGACTTACCCACTAATAGATTATACAATGGATTGTCTGTTGCTGTGGTAGCATCTTCGGTGTATAGAGCGTCATTGTTGGCTGTCCACTTGAATAGTAGTAGTTCGCTGCCTCTAGGATTACCTGCTGCTCCACTGCCCCCGTCAGCCCATACTTGGCCGTTACCCCAAACTGCCGAGTTGAAGTCCGATGCGTCGATAGCATCTGCCCCTACAAGCAACTCTCCACCGTAAGCATCTGCGTCCCATAGATGTGAAATGCCACCTTGTTGATAGAATCCACCCGGCTCTATTGTTCCACATAACTTTGGTATTCTCGCCCATGATGGATTTGCTAAGGGTCTGAATGGTGTCATCTGATGTAACCCCCATGCAGATTGTGTTACTTGTTTTGATTGGGCCGTAGTTCCTAATTTAACGCCTGTAAGTGTTGGGTCGAGTCTGAATATAGCATGATATATTGTTACACTATCTTCAGAATAGTTTGCTGGAATGTGAGACTGGGCTAATGTTGGTGCGCCTCTTGTATAGTCAACTGTCCCACTTGCTCTAACCGTTTTCGGGGTATTGACAACTGATACTAGAATATGATAGTCAACAATTGGTTTTCGAAATGCAACCCCCTCGATTGTTACATCTTCATAACGAAGAATCGAAGGAACAACTTTAACACGGGTCGGAACTTTATCAGCAAGGAAGGTTGAGGAAATTGCAGTTGTCTTAGACCAAGCACCTGTTCCTGTTATGTCTCCATATATTCTACCACTAGCCTTAGATTGAACAGATGTTCGACTGCTGATTGTTTGAGTTCCAAAAGCCGTACTAGGAGCGGTTCTAATGTTTCTTCCTGTCATAAATGTAGTTTGATTGTCATTGGTATCTCCAGACTTCCCAGAGCGTCTAGCAGCAGTTCCTAGTGCTTCTTGTAGTGGAAATATAGGCGTACCGTCTGTGTAGTTATATCGTGAACCAGTGGCTAAGGTAGAATCGTTATACCACTTACCATTTCTTAGTAGAGTTTGACCCGAATGAACTTGAACATTCAACCCAGAATATGTTTCATCGTTTTCATCCTCTGGCACACTATGAAACGCAGTAACAACTAACGCACCTTCGTAGCCAACAAGACCGCATGAATCGACGACAACATGATTGCCTCTTTCAACTGCACCAATAGAATATGGTAAAGCATCACTGTCTTCAATAACTCTCGGTACTTGAATAGTCGAATAGTTAGTCAGAATGTTAGAAGTTTCAGTAGCAGATTCAGTGCTTGTTGGGGATGTTAACGATGTACCACTAGCCAATACGGTTTGTCTTGCACCCAAGTTAATCCCCCAGTATGAAGAAGTTGGTCCACTCTCTTCGGCTCTATCAAACATAGCCATATCACTTACCGATTTATCTGAGCGGTCTGCTACGAAACCAATGACTGAATACGCAGTGTTGTGAAACGAGCCGAATGAAATCCCAAGTCCGTTCGATGGAACAACTGTTGCTGCGTAATGAGCGATATTCAAAGGAGCACCGTTAGTTGTAGTTCTACCCAGAGTCAACTGATTATCTGTGGCAGGGATTGAAGTTGTATCTCTCTTGATAGAAAAAGTATGGTTAGCAGGTTGATTACCTGTTTCAGTTCTTCTACTGTGCGCCCCGAACCTACCTGCTTCGGTGAAAGTCATGACTGTTCCCGAAACTGAAACACTTGTTGCTGAGGCATCATGATGAGAACCTGTTACTGTTACACCTTCTATTTGAGACATCTCCAACCAACCCATTTCACTGTTCAAAGATGGGGGAGAAATGTTTAGCAGTAAGTCGTTTGTTGTAGGTGGTTGTGAAGGAGAGAATGTGTTTCGAAATGTACCTGTTGCATCAACAATAGATGTCAACGGTAAGCCCGGTTCTGCACCAACTGGCGGTCTCATATCGACTGGGGAATAAGCCATTCATCATGCCCCCAGACCTGCTTCTCTAACGAATACCGCAGTGTAAGGTGTCTGCCCTACATTGCCGCCTTGACGTTGATAGTTGAATGAAACCATTCTTCCTACAAAGGTCTTGTTAGTTGCCTGTCCAGAGAAATTAACTGCTTCATATTCAAACTCAACCAATGCACCGCTTTGTAACAACTCTTCCATAAACTCAATATCAGTATTCTCAGTTTCTTTAAGGAATATTCCTTGCATTTCAAACTCATCAACTCTCTGCCCTCGGTCAGTTACTTCGGGATAAACAGCATCTAAGACTGGAGTTTGTGTAAAGGTAGCAACCCTTCGTCTGCTGAAAGATGAAGGCTTTGTATTCAATGTTAATGGGATGATTAGTGTTGCAGGTAATACTTTCACAACTACCTTAGCAACAGCCGAAGATGTGCCGTTAGAATCCACGACAACAAGTGTAGCAAGGAACTCACCCGCTTCTGCATAAGTATGGTCGTTATATGACGTACCACTAGAAACAGCAGATGAACCGTCTCCGAAGTTGAAAGTGTAAGTTGAAAGTGAAGCCGATGAATTAATCGAATACGAAGAAGATGCGTCGAGGCGAATTGCTTGTCCCGCTCTTACCATTGTTGGTATTGCTCTAAGGATAGCAATAGGTTCGGCATTTACAATAGTGTAAGTTATCGTAGGGTCTGAAGCAACTGATTCATTACCCACATCATCTTTGACATACGCTTTTACGTTTCTTGTTCCAGTTGTTGTTGTATAAACATACGATATATCTTGAGTTATACTTGTCGCAGGGGTTTCTACTTTTACCCATCCACTATCTGTCCCGTCGCCATACTCAACCTTAAACTCAGAGATGGTGCGGTTTTCATCTGTTGTAGCACCACTCACTCTGAATGTTATCACATGTCCTACCTTTGTTGCGAATGTAGTGTCTGATGCCTCAACAACACTTGTCGCAGTGCTGCCGTCATATGAGTTTGAAATAACTGCTATATCGACTGTCGGCTTCTCATCATATTCAACGTCCCATGAAGTAACATAAGGAATAGCAGACCAGTCGATAGGATGTAGTAAGGTATCAGAAACGGAAGGTATATAAAAGTTAAACCTCACGACGAAACCATTAGCGACCACGCTGCTTGGCAAACCAGTCAAGTCCAGTGTTCCTATTCCACCAGTATAATCTAATTCTCGGTCTATGAATCCATCTATTGTTGTAGAAGCCTCTTGGTCTATTGTAGCAACCACTGGGGGTTCTAGTAAAGTAACTCTAACGTCCATCCCTTTCGCCTTGTCTATATTCCTAGCATAGATATTCAGTTTAGTATATCTTGCTACCGTTGTCGAAGGTTGTTGTTTAATTGAATCAACTGTAAATGGTAGCATACTGTCTGTTGGTAATTGACGTAATGTCATAGAGTCGATTTGTAAATCTTGATTCGACTTCTGCAAAGTTGGATTCGTCAACCGGGTTATCTCACCATTCGAGTCAAGGAAGTCCGTAGGGTCGGCAGGTACGTGTAAAAGAGTTCTAGCGGGATATTCTGGCTCGAAATAACTTGTTTGTGTGAAACCATTCAATGATGTAATCGGAATTGAATCGGGTGTGATTGGCTCTCCTTGTAATGACACAAAAACATGATACGTTGCATTATTAACCCAAGTAGGTGGACTACCCCCTATCGTGAATATGTATGTAGCACTACCCACGTTGATAGATAAAGTTCCACTGGACTCAGTGATGACTTGTTTGCCAATTGTGAATGGTGTCCCTGCAAAGTTGTCAGAGGTAAATACAACAAACTGTGCTTCGGTTGCCGTTAAGTCAGTTAGACGGGCAATCATAGCGGCATTCAATGTAGAGTCAGTATCGAAAGCATAAGGTGTACTAACGCTCCTAGAGAGTGAAGTCCCCGATGTAGCATATGTCATTTCACCAAGGTAAAGAGTGTATCTTGCACCTTGATGTTCCGTAAAAGCAACTCTATCGTCTCTGTTGTAATCTCTTGTTCCAGTGTGCATTACCGCAGGGTCGCCTTCGGCCCAGTGGTTCGCCCAGTGGTCGGTTGAATTAGATGGATGAGCGATTGGAGTTCTCACTGGGAATGTTGCTATGTCGCAAGATTTGATTGACATGGCCCATACTGGAGTTCTACATGATACATCAGTTCCAACAACTTCCCCATTCCAAAGGAAAGTCATTCCCTTTGTATTAAAGACTGTCCGTAATGTGTTAGTGCCTTCAGAGAATGTGAAGTAATTTGAAGTTCCAAAACCATTTCCTAACCTACCAAACCCACCAGTGCCGGGTAGGTTGTATGTATCATCTCCATCAAGGTCAACGAATCCAGTCCATGTTCCACTTGTTGTCAAGTGTGGTAGCCCACCAGTCATCCATACTGCGGGTCTATTGTATATTGAAGAAGGTGGATAGGCATTATCAGCCTTAACACGTGCATACCTGTTCTTTACGTCAAACACCCCCACATCTGCTGATTTATTACCAGTAGCATTAGGTGTATGATTCCAAAATAATCTCTTCATATTATGTAGGCCGGGTACAGTTTTCACTGTTCCGGCAGTCACCGCTACATCGTCTGAATCAAAATAACCACTACGGAAAGGACCGGCATTCTCACCATTATGTTGGGCGGCTGTTAACCTAGTGTAGAATCTCTTATCACTGTTAGTTGGGATAGTCAATGCAGTTCCACTCACTGATGTTGGGTCAGTCAATTGAGATATACCGTCAATATTCCCGTCCCAAATAGGCTCTAACCCCATACCATAATTATGAGCAGGGGTGTCCATAACCATAGAATGTCTGCCGAATACTGGGTGTTCTTCATTACCATCAAACTCAACCATAATCATTCTATTTGGTCTAGCGGGGAAGAACGCAGTAATCTCAGCGTCAAGATAAACCGGAGATGCGGCCATCTCTGAAAGTCCATACTTAGTAGTTGAACTTCTAGCCGAGACGACATCTCCCGACACACTCTCTGTCCAAGTTGCAGAATGGTCAGTGCTACGTAGCAACGTAGGACTCATAGATAATCGAGTACCAAGTCTTTCGTGTCCGGGCCAAGGACGATTTCTACCATACGTCCAAGTTCCACTTGTAGTAAGAGCAGTTCCCACTGGCTTAATGTAATCCCATGCTCGACGGCCAGTGTTAGTATCAGTATAAGACCAGAATGGTGTACTTACACCTCGGAACAACCACTTGTCATGACCATACTCACCATTCAGTCTAGGAAAACCACTATCGGCTCTCAATCTATCATTATAGTTGCCGCTTACAGTAATGTATCTATCCGATAAATCATACCCCAATGGAGACGGAATACGTAAAGCACCATCACCTTCATTGTATGTATTCGGAGCAGATAATATCTTACCATCGACATCTTTAGTGACTATACCAATTGAACGTAACACAACTTTTCCATCTCTATGTTTTCCATCAACTGAGGGTAAACTTCTCTCACCGATTGTTGGTCTACCGGGGTAAGTTGCATCTACGGAACTCCTTGCCGGAACATTGCTGTCCATTTGTGAAACACCAATTTGAAATCCTGTTCCAAGTTCTGAATGCGAAGGACTTCCTTCGGCGTTAGCATCTCTCTTCTCAATTCCAAAGATATTCCCTGCTGTTGCATTGTCATCTGCATCGGGAGTGTGAAAGTATTTCTGTTCTGAACCACCCACCATGCCCCTTCTTAGGTAAGCATCACCTCTATTGAATAAGATAACTTCATTCAAATCCGTTCCTGTTTCAAACAATGCAGTCTTGAATGTAAACGCAACAAAAGAACGAGTTGTCCCGCCATAACCATTTGCTATTGTTTGACCCGACTTATCATACATACCTGCCGGAGCATCGGCGGCTTGCCAATCCGCGTCTGAATTGCCCGTAGTTATTGTAGCATCAGCGTTAGTTATCCACCAACCGTTGTAGGAGCGTCCTACATCAGTGGAGTCGTCTGAATCCTCATAAGTATCTGAACCATCTTGATTACCTCTCAAGCCCCATCTATCGGGCCATAGTTTTCTTTCTGCGGTTGGGAATGTTGCTTTGTTAGTAGTTCCAAAATTATTTGCGTTATTATTTTCTAAATAAATAGGTGTCCCCGCAGGTAGAGCAGTATCTTCAGTGGTGTCCATGTGGTCGCAAAACACGGTGATTAACGACCCCGTTTTCTTCATTCCTAAGATTGCCATTCTATGAGGCGGTGGAGCAATAATTGTGTTCAACACACCATTTGCATTTGTAGTGGTTGTATGCCTAGCAGTCATCTGTTCGTTGGTCCAGTTGTTGCCTTGAGCAGAGGGGGCAAGTGGTCCTTGAGTGAAGTCAAAGAATGGGAATATCTGAGCCGAGCAATCATTTGTCTCAAGGTAATCATTTGAATAGTAAGTAGCATCATCCTCACTGCCGTAGCCGTGTAATCCATCCCATATAGAATAGAGTGTGCTTGTTGTCGTTCCACCAATATGTCTTGTTTGGTCGTAGACATAAGGAACAATTACACCATCATTCAATGAGTAAGTGCCGTCTTTGAGAAAGCAAGCCAGTGCCATTTTCATTCTATATTTTGGTGAAGGCACTGCTGTTGAATCAAATGATTGAAAATAATTACTGTTCGGTAAATTAGCATGAAGGTTAGCATGAAGGAGACCCGTCAAGTGGTCTCCAGACTTACCGAATACTTTGTATTTTATTGTTGAAGAATCAAGACCACTTGGGTCAGAGTCATATCTAGTAATTCCATTAGGAAAATACTGTGCTGATGTTGACCCATTTCTTATACCACTTGATACTTTTATTGTAGCACCGGATATGTCTTTATGAAACTGATTAACGTCAAGCAACATTGGATGGAAAACAGTTGCTCTGTAAGGAGAAGTTGCAGGTATGTCAGCATGGCCGAATGCAGACTCACTGTTGGTATCTACCATCCATTCAATACGAGGGTCAGCCCCATGTACAGGGTTAGCACTTGTCGCACTTACATGACTGTCTCTACCTTCGACCCCATGTGGTAAGAATGAAGGCTTACTTGCATTGAGTTGACCGATATGACGGTAGTCATCAATAAACTCGGTGAGTTCTTGAATTGTCATAAAGACTGGATATGGACCGTTACTTCTTGTATGCTCAGTGCCTACACCAACCTCACCCTGCATTGGGCTTGTTCTCTTCTCAGCAGTATAGTCATTATCATACAAACCAAATGAATCAGTGGGTGCAGATGTTGGAGCAATGAGAAAGACTGATGTCTTAGTAGAATCAGCATGAGTAAGCGTACAGATTGGCTTGAAGCCACCAGAGCCAGAGATAGTAAGAGTTGGCTCTATCCCTGCGGGGTCGGTTTCCGTCCCTGCATCTGTTCCATTATCATTGATTGCTTCAACTCGAATACCGGGTGTATTGGCAACGTCATCTACGAGGCCGCTTAGAGACGGTGTTGTAGGTCCGAAGTTTGAGCGGAATATCTGAGGGTCAACGGTTAACCCACCGTCGCCTTTTACGTATGCGGGCCACATAGGTTGAAGTTCGGCAAGCCCGTTCTTGATACGAGAGAAAGGCTTGTCAATATTCTGTGTTGAACGTGCCATCAGATAACCCCCTGTGCTCCCCGTCTCATTGAACGGTTGATGATTTTTGGTAGTTCACGTTCAATCATAGCCTGTATCTCATGCTTGTTCAACCCATCACCGTTAATCACAATATCGCCAATAGAGATGTTAGTACCCATGCCACCACTTGCATCAGCGATACCTACTCCAATTTGTTTTAGTTTACTATTTGTCAAAGGAATAACTGCTTCACTATCTCCACCTTCACCTATCATACCTATTGTTGGTTTTGACACAATACCACCTGCGGCGAAGAGAGGCATATCCTTTACTGGAATACCTCTAGCCCGTAGCCCTGCGTTCACTTGGTCGGGTGTCAATCCTTTTGTTCCACCCATGCCTTGATTCCCCATAGCATGTGCTAAGTTTCTTCGATTGGTTTTTTCAACACTATTTGCTATTTGAGCAGAAGAACGACTGTCAGTTAATGCACTTCTCACCTTGCCGAAGAACTTTGTAAAACGATTATTCTTCAAGACTCCGCCAAGTTGTTGGAGTAAGTTTTTCAATTTAGCAACCAACTTCGATATAGTGTTGATTGGGCCTTTTAAGATTTTAAGACTCTTCAAGAAAGAACCTGCTCCACTACTTGCACCTTTGAACAAACGTCCTAGACCGGGCAACCTTTTACCCAACATCATGAATAGTTTTGCTCCACCCTTTGCCAACCCTGCAAAGTCGGCTAGAGTGTGGAAAAACTTAGACGCTTTTTCATTAGTTCCTTCAAAGAAAACGCCGAGAGACCTCAAGACCCATCCAACCCCAGAGAATATAACTATTGCTTCCAATACGAAAGTAATAAGTGTACTAAATATTTTCACTAACCCCTTTAGTGAACCGTCGAATGTAAGAACCGCATCAACCACATCCATGAACATACCAAACAGTCTTACTAATGGAGTCACAATAGCCGTTAATATTCGACCCAACAATGCTAGTGCAGGTAGTATTCTTGCTATTGCCGACAAGACTTCTACGAACAAAGGTACAGTAGCGACTAAAACGTCGATTGCAGCAGGTAGATTTGTTTTCAGAGTATTTGCTAATGCAATTATCTGCGGTGTCAATTGTTCAACTACACCACCCGGTTCGTTCAACGTCTTACCGAAGTCGCTAAGGACACCCGTAGTTTTCTGTCCTTGATATTCGACATCGAATAAAGCCCGGACGAAATGAACACCGAGAGTAATTGACGCTTCTTCAATCTGTGATTTGAAAACACGCAATGCTTCAAAAGATGATTGTTGTAGTGTGGTAGAGAATTGTTCTGTTGTACCTGCCGCAGTTCTGTTTGCTGCTACAAGTTCATCGAAAGCATCTACTTGAGACATCAATGAAAGAACAGCCGTACCACCACGAACACCGAATATCTCCAGTGCTTGAGCCGCAGTAATATTACCATCACGCATCTGATGAAGTAAGTCCGTCAATGAAGTCAGACCCATAGTTTGCATCTCAACTGTTTTGATTAGTTCATCAGACCGTTTCTTCAATGATGATTGTCTTTCTTCGGCTTTCTTCATAGCATCGGATGTTTCCATCAACTCTATTGTTCTCTTTTGAGATGTTATACTAAGTTCTTCATTAGCCATTTCTAACCTTCGGATTTGGTCTATTTCAGATTGATTCAACTCTCTTTGTTGTTGCGCCGCTCTAAATCTAATCTCTGAGATGGAGAGTTGATTCTTTCTCTCAGCCATAGCCAAATCATCTAACTCGCCTTGTAAGTTATTGACTTCCATAGTTAGACGGGATGTAATACGTGCTGTTACATCCATTTGGTTCATAGTGGCTTTCAATGATGCATTTGCAGTCTTACCTGCATCAGATAAAACGAATACTTCTAAGTTCAAGTCATTGATAACTTTTCTAGCATCGAAAGTTGGTTTCAATAATTTATTGATGGACATACGCAGACCTGTACCTGCCACTGTACCACGTAGACCTGCATTACCTAACGCACCGATAGCCGCTGCTGTTTCTTCAATTCCAATACCTGCCGCTGCTGCAACAGGAGCAACGAACTTCATTGCTTCTCCAAGACCGACTACATCCACGTTTGCACTTGTAAATGTCTTAACAAGAACGTCAGTTGCTTCGTTCAATTGTCCCATCTCCATACGGAACGCCTTAACCGACGCTACACCAATTGTAGTAGCAGTCTGAATATCAGTACCACCTGCGATAGCGAACTTCACTAACTTGTCAATAACTTCATCATCAACCATCTCATTAAATGAAACACCTGCAATAGCCAGAACCTCGGCTGCCTGTGCTGCTTGAGACGCAGTAAATCTTGTTGACTTACCTATGTCTCTGATTGTATTCTCAAGCGTCATGGCTTCTTCGCCTGTCGATTGCATAACCGCTTGTGTACGGACTAGCGTATCGTTAAACTCAATGAATAGTTCAGAAGATTGTTTGAGAAACCCTGCTGTCAGAGATGCACCGACGGCACTGGCTGAAAGAGCGATTGCTTTGAAATTAGCATTCATCACCGTACCCAAACGAGATACTTTTCCACCTGCTGCTAGTAGAGACCTACCTACAGCAGACATGTTCTTACGAAAGGATGTGGTATCAGCCGTAACCCTTGTCATAATGGTTGTTACTTCTGCCATTATCTTCCCACCATTCTATTCGCTCTAGCCCTTTGACTAGCCTTACGGTTATGTTCAGACTCCTTACGGTTCTTTACAGAGAAGGCGGTTATAAGGAAATGAGCCTCTCTAGGGTCTAATTCTTTCCACTCTATTATACTCATGCCGAGATGTGCTAAGAGGGCGAAGAGGAATTGACCTTCATCAGACTCGGCATACTCTTCGATTATTCTAAAGGGACGTTAACTGCTCCCATTATTGCAGTTGTTAGTTGTCCTATGGTTGTTAAGGGCATCCTTTGAAAACTATCCCATGTGAGTTCTTTGTCGCACTTTAGCATCATTTCAAAAACCATGAGCATTCCAAGTCTTTCTGCTCGGTCTTCTTCATTCAGTCCTATTAGTTCTGGGTTCTGTTTCAAGCCGTTGTATTCTTTTACAGATAGGGGGAGACACTTTATCTCATCCACTCCTATGTTCAAATGTTTTACAACCACTATTATCGGTTCTGAAGCCTGTTCAATTATATTATCTATCCATGTCATGTTTAATCACCGTCTCAACTGTCAGCCGCAGTGTACGACCAAGTTAACGCTTCAAATGAAGCATTGAGTAATAATGGACCTTCGCCACCTGCTTCAAGACCTTCTGTTGCTAGGTCAGTAAATACGCAGTTGCTTAATGTGAAAACTTTAGTTCCAGATGTTGTTCCCACTGCCTGTGTTCCGGCTGCTGCAAATCTAATCTCAAACTCTTCGTCATTGGTTAACATGTCATGTAATTCTGAAGATTTTATTCCCCATGCGGCGGATAATGACCCGCTTGCTGATTTCAGTCCTCTTGTGTTCGCAGTTGCATAAGATGACCCTAGTTCAACATATTTTCCAGTAGCGGCGGCCAATGTGAAGTCTCCCTGCACATACCCCACTAATGCCCCGGTTGTAGTACCGGAAGTTCTGATTGAACCAGTTACACCTGTGAATGAATGTAATGCCATTGAGTGAGATGCTGTCGAACATGGGTATTAAGTAAAGCGGTTGCGTAGGTGTTTTGCACACTTTATATACTGTCAGATTTGATTCCTCAGTCTTGCATGATAGATTGGTACATACTCTCGGAAACGAAGGCAATTCCAAGGTAGAACTCACCGTTGTCTGTATTCTCACCGGACTCGTACAAAACCGCTCTAAGATTTCTGCTTCTAGCAATTTCAGAAGGTGGTGTAAGGTCGCCCTCGATAGTTTCCATAATGTCGTAGCGTAGTACGTATGGAGATAGAAGG